AGGAGAAAATCATGCTGATGCAGAAGACTGGTATCAACAAATGAAAGACTACTGTGATCCTAAGAAATACACAGATCATTTTAATGGTTGGAGTATGGGCGGTCAGAATATGTGTGATGTACACTTGGTGCTGAAAAGAATCGTTGCACTTAGATTTGACGGACTACTCGAAAAAGGCAAACACGATGTTATGCACTTCTTGGGTACTAGTAAATTAGAGTGGGCAACGTTGCTAACTGATATTCAAAGAGCAGTTCGTAAATATCACAATGAAAACTTTATGATTACATTTGACTGTGCAAGTCCGTTCCTGGCAACAGCAAATGGTCAAATTTATTGTGAACTAGAAACAGGTGATAGAAGTAAATGGGTATATAGAATGGTACCTGGCATTGACGACAAAGCACTAGCAACTGATGTTTCACCGTTTGGCGATGCATTTGTTAGAGAAGGTAAACATAAAAGTTTTTTAAATTCACCTATTACACAAAACTTAAAAGCCAAAGATATTTGTATATACGCACCCGGCGACCTAAATAAGATAGGTAAAGAAGGAAAGACATCGTGGGATAGTTTTTCTTATGCGATCCAAATGGGTCATAATGTATGGAGTCACATTAATGCAGTACAAGAAGCCAATAGACAATACGACAATGGAATCATTCCGAACATGCTTGTCGAAGAGTCCTTTGACAGGTTATTTTTTAGAGATGTTGTGGAGGCAATATTTGCAACATCAAACAGAGACGAAGCAGAAGCAATAATAGAAGAATTTAGTAGATTCTGGATGTCAATTATTGGCACTAGAGGTGCTACTGGTAAAAAGACAGTAAATGCAAGTACGCAATATAGTAACTTATTTGAGGAGGTATAATGGCTAACAAAAATAAAAAAGTAAAAAAATTAACCCAAGATCACGAATACTATGCAAAAAAGGTTGACGAACTTGAAAAAGAACGTACAATGTATAGAGACTTCGGTCATAAAGGGTTACTAACGAAACTTAAAAAAATTAAATTAAGTATCAAAGATCAACTTAACAAATTAGCAGGTTAAAATGAAACGTGATTATAGTGATGGTGTAAAAGATGATGTTGTATACTTTACAGGATATGAAGTAGAGCATACTCCTGCATTTGATATGGACACATTGTTTGTTGTAGGATGCCGTCCTTTAAAAGAAGTTATTGAACATGCAAATAAGCATCATGTTGATCACATCTATCTTGGTGCTAATCAAAGTTTTCAAGTAAAACTACCACACGGTGATGACGCAACAAATAAAGCATGGGATACACTTGTATACGGATTACTTAAAGAAGGTTATACTGTAACATTAGATTATGACATTAAGTATCACGAATATATAATCGAATCAGGCTATAACGAAAATAATAAATTTATTAGTCAAATTAGTGTAAAACTTCCTTACATTGACCAACTTAACTACAATGCTTGTATTAAGATTGATGACAAAGATTTTAAAGCAACCAATTCCGGAGTTTGGATTCATCAAGTTCATGACTTAAAGAAACGTTCAACTTACACAGATTGGACAAAATATGGAAACGATAATCCGGTTGACAATGAAGATGAAAGGTAGTATACTATGAGTATAACTGACAAACTAATGAAGGAAGCAATGACTCAAGAAACACATGAAAAAATTATGCGAACTGCAAAGCGTATGATTTGGGTAACCTTTACTAAAGAAGGTATCCACAAGTATCCTGCGGCACTAGATGATCCTAGTCTTGCAACAGGTGACGAATATGATGTATCATTTTTGGGATATCCCCACAGACACATATTCCATTTCAAAGTAGGTATCACTGTTACACACAACGATAGAGATATCGAATTTATTCAATTCAAACGATGGCTGGAGAAACTATATGCAGAAAAAACTTTAGAACTAGACTATAAGAGTTGTGAAATGATGAGTGATGATTTATATGAACAAATCATTGCAAAACACCCGGGCAGAGAAGTACACATCGACGTAAGTGAAGATGGTGAAAACGGTGCCCATATCGAGTATGCAAAGTATTAGAGGAGAATGACAAGTGTCATATTTTGCGGATCATCCAGAGATTGTAAAAATCTTTAATGACCTTGAGAAGTACAAGGATTGGTGCGTTAACAATTGGGTTAACGGAAACGGTAAAAGTTTTATGTATGATGAAAAGGATTTGTATAATAATCAATCATATCCTTGGCAAATGTATAATAGAACTAAAAACAAAGCCAAAAAAAAGTTGGCTTGGAAAAAGAATAGACAAAGGAATTAGATATGAAGATTTGGTTAGTTGATTTAGAAAGTGTCGAAACACGTTATACTAGTGAATGGAAAGTACATGTACCTCGTATAATTTCTAAGTCAAGTTTGTTTAGTAATGACATTACTGTTGAAGTTATTGACGGAGCAGATGATATTCCTGATGCAACTACACCAGGTGCGTTCCTAAACTTTGGCGGAACTAACATTTACAAATCTACACAGATCGAAAAAATTTCAAGAGCCTTTACAAATGGTAAAGTTAAGTCTGGGGATCATATACTATTCACAGATGCTTGGCATCCAGGTATTATTAATATCAAATACATGGCAGAGTTGTTAGGTATTAACGTAGTAATACACGGATTATGGCATGCGGGTAGTTATGATCCTGCAGATTTCTTAGGTAGACTAGTAGGTAATAAACCTTGGGTAAGACATGCAGAAAAAAGTTTCTTTGAATGTTTTGATCATAATTATTTTGCTAGTAACTTTCATATTGATATGTTTGCTGAAGAATTACTTGAGATTAGTAAACAGGATCTAGATAGTTTAATTGAAAACAAAAAAATTGTACGTACAGGTTGGCCTATGGAATACACTGCTGATGCACTTGTTCCATTTCAGGGTATGCAAAAAAGAAACTTAATTTTGTTTCCGCATAGAGTTGCTCCTGAAAAACAACCTGAGATATTCAAAGATTTAAAAGAAGCATTATTAAGTGATTATGAATTTGTCGTTTGCCAGGATCAAAGATTAAGCAAAGTAGAATATCACAATCTATTAGGCGAAAGCAAGATGATCTTTAGTGCTAACTTACAAGAAACATTAGGTATTAGTGCGTATGAAGGTGCTATTGTAAATTCATTTCCGTTAATGCCTGATAGATTAAGTTATTCAGAAATGTATGATGATTATTTCAAGTATCCAGCAGAATGGACACAAGATTGGGATAGTTATATTGCAAATAGAGATAAACTAATTGAAAAAATACATTGGGTAATGCAAGATCACAAAAAACATTATGTAAACATATCCAAATTGGTGCGTTTTTTAAGTGATCAATATTTTAGTTGTAATAATTTGAAAAAGGTGTTACAATCATATAATAATGAGACATCCACGTCTTAAACTCGGAGAAGAAAAAATGAAGAAATACGAAGAAGTAACAAAACGTCTTAAAGAAGCAAACGCTCGTTATTGGGCAGGCGACAACATTTCAGACTATATTAAAGACGGCGAAAAACAAATACTAATTGATGAAGCAACAGAGGCATTTGAAAGTGTACTTGACAGACTCATAATTGATAGAAGTACAGATCCTAACAGTATGGATACTGGCAGACGTCTTGCAAAAATGTATTTTAATGAATTAATGCAAGGACGTTATAATCCTATGCCTAATGCAACTGCATTTCCTAATCACGTAGAAGATGGTTATAAAGGTATGCTTGTTGTACGTAGCGAACTTAAAAGTGTTTGTTCACATCACCACCAGCCAGTAACAGGTGTTGCATACATTGGTATTATTGCCGCTGAAACATTAATTGGTCTTAGCAAGTATACAAGAATTGCACAGTGGTGTGCAAGACGTGGTACACTGCAAGAAGAACTTAATAATGATATTGCACGTGAGATTATGAAAGCAACAGGTTCCGAAAACGTAGGTGTCTATGTACAAGCAACACACGGTTGTTGTGAGAACAGAGGTATTATGGCTAACAGTAGTTTAACACAGACTACAGTATTACATGGTGCATTTAGTAAAGATCCAGGTACTAAAAAAGAGTTTATGGATAATATTAAATTGCAACAGGAGTTTGCTTGTGGGAAATAAACTAACCGATACCTTAGACGATTCATATACTATAACAATCGGTAGTGACAGTGAGAGTACACCTATTACATTTGATAGTTCATATACTTACAATACTGAAGGTGCTACAGTAGGTGGCATTACATCACCAGTGTTTACTTCAAGTTATGATGGTCTTGACGATTATGACTCAGGAAGATTTGAATCAATTGATACAGAGTTAATTAAAAGTAACCCTACTTGTAAAGCACTATGGGATCAATTTAATTATGTGTATACTATGATTAAAGCAGATAAAGATAATGAGGATTTATTAGAATGATGACATTCCTTGCTAAAATGATGGACCTATTAGGAAGACGTCGAGTAATTACAGATAGAACAGGTAAGGTTCCATACCTTATTCGTTACTATGTGTTTTTAAAGAATCGTACATGGTTTCCATTTAATATTACATTACATAAAGTTCTTGTAAGTGATGAACCTACACTACATGATCATCCATGGAACTGGGGAGCATATATTATTAAAGGTGGATACTGGGAACACATTCCTCTTATTTCAAGAGAAGGTGCAGTAGTTGGTTCTACTAGAGAATGGCGTGGTCCAGGCAGTTATAGATTTAAAAAAGCAGAAGACCTACATTGGTTAGAACTTGCTAAAGACAAAGATGGTAATGAAATACCTTGTGTGAGTTTATTTTATATGGGCCGTAAAAAGAAAGAATGGGGCTTTGTACGTTTTGTACATGCAACTGCTAATAACTGGCAGAATGCTGGTTACCGTTGGATACACAACGAAGAATATTTAAAAGAGAGGGAAGAAAACTATGACCACAGTTAAAACAAATAGCAACATCGATAAACTTAATGAACAATCAGGGAAAGATTGGTTAAAAGGTTTATTACATAGCGGTAATGTAGAAGTTACGTTTAATAAGATTAATGGTGATAAACGTGTAATGACTTGCACACTAAAAGAAGACGTCATTCCTATGCCGGTTGCCAGTGATGAAGAGATCAATCGTAATCGTGCACCAAATGAAAATATTTGTGTGGTATGGGATATTAATGCCAATGGTTGGAGAAGTTTCCGCTGGGATAAAGTTACTGAGGTATTACATGATTAAAAAACACTATTACAGTTGGTCTGATATAGAACAGATGTGTGTTAGTATTGTAAATCAAATGTACAAGGACAACTGGCGTCCTGATTATATTGTAGGCATTACACGCGGCGGCAATGTTCCTGCTACTATTATTAGCAATATGACAGGCATACGTTGTGAAGCGTTGAAAGTAAGTCTACGTGATGACGATAGAGATAGCGAAAGCAACTTGTGGATGAGTGAAGATGCATTTGGTTATCCTAATCAAGACAGTGGCGGACAAGGAAAAAATATTTTAATTGTAGATGATATAAATGACACTGGTGCAACGTTCAACTGGATTAAACAAGATTGGCCCTCAGGGTGCTTACCTAACGATCCTCGCTGGAATGAAGTATGGAAGAATAATGTAAAATTTGCAACACTAACAGAAAATTTAGGCAGTGACTTTGATAATGTAAGTTACACATGCCACGAAGTAAACAAAACAGAACAGGATGTATGGTTAGTATATCCGTGGGAAAATGTAGGAACATATGGCTAAAAAACAAGAAGGACAAAGTCCACAAAATATAGATTCAAACGGAGTTTATATTTTAATGGATCAGATTACAATGGCATCATGCAAGGAAGCAATTCGTTGGATTATGAATCATAATTTAAGTGATACTCCATTGCCACAGTTAACAATTATAATTAATTCACCAGGAGGTGATGTACATGCCGCATTTGCACTTATTGATGTAATGAAATCAAGTACTATACCTATTAAAACTGTAGGATTAGGACTTATTGCAAGTTGTGGATTTTTAATTTTTATTGCTGGACAAAAAGGTAAAAGAATACTTACACCTAATACTAGCATACTATCACATCAATACAGTTGGGGTAGTAGAGGTAAAGAACACGAACTATATGCACGTATCAAAGAATTTGAGTTATCAACACAAAGAATGATCGATCATTATAAAAAATGTCTTGGTATGACTGAAGTAAAAATTAAAGAAATACTATTACCGCCACAAGATGTTTGGTTAAGTGCTAATGAAGCCAAAAAACTTAAAATTTGTGATAAAGTAGAAGAGTTATACTAATGCGTGACGACTTGATGGTACAACAGCAAGTTGAAAATAAGTGGCAACACATGGTTGGTGTTATCTGTTTAAATCAAGTCAATAGACGACAGACAAAACCTGTACTTACAGAGTTTTTTAAACGGTGGTCTAATGCAGAATCTTTACTCTATGCAACACGAGATCAAATCGAAGATGTTCTTAAACCACTCGGTATGCAAAGAGTAAGAGCAAAAAGATTGTATCGCATGAGTGAACAATTTAAAGATTGGGACGGAGAAGATGCTACACAACTATATGGCATAGGAAAGTATGGCAGTGATAGTTATAAACTATTTTACAAAAACGAAATCCCGGAAGATGTCCAAGATAAGGAATTAAAACGCTACATAGCAGAGGAGTTAGCATAATGGAATTAATTTGGCATATACTACTAACAGTTTGCGTAGGTACAACCTGTGTTAAACAAGATGTGCAATGGTTTGATACTAAAATTAATTGTGAATTAGCCTTGCAAGATTATTTAGGAGTTCCACCCGACGGAGACTGGACTTCAGTTACATACCAATGTAAACCAGTTAACTCATTATCAACATAACAGAGGAGTTGGTATAATGGCCACGCTTGAAGAAAAAGAACACACACTAGAAACTATTAAAGGACCACGCTACTATCGTATTCAACTTTGGGGATATGGCGGCGAAGCAGAGTACATGGATCTTACAAAAGAGCAGTATGAGTTTTGGTCTGCACACATTGAAGAACATGGTGACAGTGATGCTGTCAACTATTGTGTAAATGCAGAAGATGGAGAGTTCGAATTCGACAACCTTAAAGAAGTACCAGAGTTTGCACAGTTTCTAAAAGTAGAAGGTGAAGATTATAGCACAAGTTGGTATGAGTCGGCTACTGGATTTACACATCAATGGGGCATAGATTATAATAATGCTAATTTAAACATTGAAGAAGTTGACAGTGCTGAGTATAATGCAAACGTTATTGAAGAACTTGTAAACAATGAAGACTTAAATGCCTACATTGATCTTTGGAACGAAGCAACCAACCACGAACTTGAACTAGTTGAAATGGGCGTAGACGAAGGTGAAGACACAGAAGGCGATTACACAGCCCAAATGTATTCAGCAGAAAAAGGCACATTCTTCGAAGGCGTTATTGAAACCGTTGGTAAATTTGATCCTAAGAAACTAAAGATCTATACACTTGAATATCTAAATGGTGATGATACTGTACAACGTATTGAATACGACGGAAACGAAATAGACAATAATGGCGGCGATACTAACGGAAAAGGTTATAGTTTTCATGTTTGGAGTAACGTATGACTTACACATTAGAACAAGCACAACAAGATGGCAATGCACCTTGGACTGACGTAGACTATAATACTAGAGACTTTGTAGTATACAAAGATGCATATCCTGTAACAGAAGGACATACGCTTGTTGTTCCTAGAGAAAACACTGAAGAAAATATTACTAAATGTTTTAACTTTGCACAAACAATGGGCAACCAAAATGTTTTATCAGATAACAATATTACAGGGTATAACATAGGTATCAATATGGGTACTAGTGCAGGCCAAACTTGTATGTATCCACATATACATTTAATTTTCAGACGTGACGGAGATGTAGAAAAGCCTGCGGGCGGTATTCGTGGTGTTATTCCAAACAAACAAAAGTATGTTAAGAAAGATGATCTCCAAATTGATATGATTGATATACTTAATGGCGAGAATAATGGTTGTTAGTGGTTGACAAAAACCTAAATAAACACTATAATACATAGTATAGGAGTTAAACAATGAAGTTAAGATATAGTGAAGCATTTTATAGTGTACAAGGTGAAGGCAAATTTGTAGGAGTACCTAGTGTGTTCTTACGTACCTTTGGTTGTAACTTTCGTTGCATGAACTTTGGTTTAGAAAATGAACCGATGCGAGATGAAAAACAAAAAATGGGTATTATTCGCAATCAAGAAGTACAAGACTTACTTGATGCAGGTGTACATGAAACTACAAAAGAGTTTAATGACTTGCCTATTATACATACAGGGTGTGATACATATGCAAGTATCTATCCTGAATTCAAACACTTTAATAAACAAGCAGAAGTTGAAGAAGTTGTTGAACACTTATTAAGTTTACTGCCTGAGGGCAAGTGGACAATGGACAATGGTCAAGATATACATTTGATCATGACAGGTGGAGAGCCGTTGTTGGCGTGGCAACGATTGTACGTAGAACTCTTTGAACATCCACGTATGAGGGACTTAAAAAATGTTACATTTGAAACAAACACTACACAAACTTTACACAAAGACTTTAAAGAGTATCTCGACACACAAGACAGATTTGAAGTCACATGGTCTTGTTCCCCGAAACTTTCAGTTAGCGGAGAACCTTGGGATACTGCTATTAAGCCTGATGTGGCTAGTGAGTATAGCAGTGTTAGTGGTAGTGACATCTATCTTAAGTTTGTTGTCGCTACTGATAAAGATTTTGACGAAGTTACAAAGGCTGTGGACGCTTATAGAAGTGCCGGGGTGGAATGTCCGGTATATCTTATGCCGTTGGGTGGACGCAGTGAAGAATATGTTCTCAACGTTAACCAAGTCGCAGAAGCATGTATGGAAAGAGGATGGAGATTCACTCCAAGACTACACATATCATTATTCGGAAACGCCTGGGGAACTTGATAAAGTGAAAAAAACAAAAAATAAAAGTAAAAAACCGCTCGATGAAGAATTGAGAGAGAAAGGACTATTATGATAGATAAACTAAAAAACTTGTTTACAAAAAACAAGATTCCTGCTACAGTATCTAAAGAAAAAACTTCTGATGCTAAAGCAGAAGCAACAAAGAAGAAACAGCCATACGTAACTGTTCTTAATGTTGAAATGAAAGACAATAACCCACGTAACGGATTCTTTGAACTTGATTGGAATGAATTTTTTATTCGAGATCTAAGACTTAACGGTTATCAAGGTGATTCAGAAGAAGAAATTGTAGATGCATGGTTTAAAGAACTATGCGGTAATGTTGCTAAAGACGAAGGAGTAGCAAGTACTGAAAATCCTATGGGTGCAGGTTACATTAATACTAAGAACATTGGTAATAATAAATCAGAGGTAAGTTAATGTTACAGTCTTGGAAAAGTATGCATCCACTAAATGAATATGCTCCTACATGGAATATTCCTTTTTGGAATTGTGTATATCCAAATGTTGACGATGTCGATTTTATGAAGAATTGGTTAGTTGATAACGAACAAACTTTGATCAATAACTTTAAAAAAGATAGTTTAAGCGAAGACGGTGGTACTGGGTTAGGTGCTGATAGTCTTACAGGTCAATATAGTGCATATAACCTTTTTCAGGTTACAAAGAACATTCCACAGTTTATGAACTTATTGAATTGGATTAAAGAGCAATATATTGAATATATGCATTCAAACAGTACAACGATTAGAAATTTACACATGTATAGTTGGGCAAACGTTGTACACCCTGGACAACCAATTACACAACACGGTCACGGTGCTCAAAACTTTTCTTACCTAAGTGGTAATATTCATCTTGACAACTATGCCACTCAGACTGTATACTATTGTCCAGTGGACCAACAAGTTAAAGTAGGATTTGAAAATGTTAAAGGTGGACTTACATTCTTTCCAAGTTATGTATTACATAGTGTACCTAAGCATGAAGAAAACAATAAAAGAGTAAGCATTGCATTTGATTTATTTGATAGCAGTTTTGCTCAAGCATTAGAAGATTTAGATAAAACAGTACAACTTAAAACTATATAATGGCGGAGAAAAAGATGACATATATTTTAGTAGACACAGCAAACACATTCTTTCGTGCAAGACACGTAGTACGAGGCGAGGCTGATGTTAAAATAGGTATGGCATTACATACAACATTTCAAAGTATTCGTAAAGCATGGAAAGACTTTAATGGCAGTCATGTTGTATTCTGCTTAGAAGGACGTAGTTGGCGTAAGGACTATTACGAACCTTACAAACGTAATAGACAGGTTGCTCGTGATGCTCTTACTGTAGCACAACAAGAAGAAGAAACTGTTTTCTGGGAAACATTTGACGAGTTTAAAGATTTTGTTAGTAATAAAACTAATTGTACTGTATTACAAAATAAACAACTAGAAGCAGATGATCTTATTGCAGGTTGGGTACAAGCACACCCTAATGATGATCATGTTATTATTAGCACTGACGGTGACTTTGCACAACTCATTGCTCCTAATGTACGTCAATATAATGGAGTGCAAAGAACAACTATTACACATGAAGGTTACTTTGATGAAAAAGGTAATCGTGTTATAGATAAAAAAACTAAAGCAGAAAAGCCTGCACCTATTCCACAATGGTTATTGTTTGAAAAATGTATGCGTGGTGACACAAGTGACAATGTGTTTAGTGCGTATCCTGGTGTAAGAGTAAAAGGCACTAAGAACAAAGTAGGCTTACAAGAAGCATTTGCAGATAAAGACAGCAAAGGTTATGCATGGAATAACATGATGCTACAACGTTGGGTAGATCATAACGGTGAAGAACATCGTGTGCTAGATGATTATACTCGTAATGTTACACTGTGTGACTTAACTGCACAACCTGAAGACATTAAAACAATTATTGCTACAACTATTGCAGAAGCAATTGAAGGTGCAAAAGATATAAAACAAGTAGGTGTACGATTAGTACAATTTACTAGTTCTTATGATTTAAACAAGATAACAGAACAGGCTCAAAGTTTTGCAGAGCCATTAAACGCAAGATATGGAGGAAAACATGCAACAACTTCTCGCTAAACAATTAGTTCCTAATAAGTTTTGGATTGTACAAGACAGGGGTCGTAAAGTAGGAACACTACAAAAAGATACTAATTGTTACTATCTAATAACTAAATTAGAAAAAATTAAATTTGATACTATTGATGATATCCATAATACATTTGGTCAAAACTTCTTTGAACAAATTAGACAAAAAATGGAACAAAAGAATATAAAGCACGAAGTTTATAATTTTCCAACAAGTACTAAACCTTTTAATCCTTTATATGATGTTAAAAAAGGTCTGCCACTGTTTAGTAAAAGTAAAAAGTCAAAGAGTTTATATTGTGCAGGTTACTATTGTATTAAATTTGACAAAGGTTGGGTAAAAAGTTTTTGTCCTAAACTTATCACATTACAACGATATAGTTTTGAAGGTCCATTTACAACAGATTTAGAAATGAAGGAAACATTGGCTCGTGTCTCGAAATCCTCTTAATACTATTGCTATCGAAAATTTCCTACAATCTGTAAAGGTTGCACAACGTACACAGGCTAAGGAAGTTAAATTAGATTCAAAGCAGTACAGAGACCTCGCAGACAGTATTAGCATGGTGTTAGCACGTCTAGTAGAGTTGCAAGATTCACAACAAACAGCAGAACCTGATATTACTATAGAGATGGATGGTGGTAAACTTTAGATAAGTTTGATAAATATATACGTAGTTAATAAAGGAAAACAACGTATATGAGCAGACCAAAACCTAAAGTACTATTAAAGTATACCGATAAAAATACATTTAGATGTGAGGAAGTTCTCGATGCTACTGCTATATGGGCAGTATTTTATCAAGGAAAGCCTTTTAATTTAAAAAGTAGTAGTGCAGTAAGTCCTACACCAGGACCTAAATATAAGAAAACTAGTTTTTCTAATCCTGGACATGCTATCAATCTTGCTAAAAAATTAAACAAACTGTTTCATACAGAAGAATTTAAAGTTGTCGAGTTAACTAACGGAAAATTCCATTAATGGATAAAAAGACAGCATACACAAAAACATTTTTAATAGCCGCTGAAAAAGATGTAACAGAAGAATCTATTAAAAAACAACATATGCTTATGTGGCAGAACATAAGAGAAAAAGGTGATGCCGGGTTACGTTTAACAAAAGAAGGGTTTGCATTTGTTGTAGAACAGGCCGACCTTAAAGTCCACGAAATACATTTTCCGAACGACATAAACTTTACTCCACAAGTATTCTTATACTTAGATCAATTTATCGACACTCCATATTATGTTACACGTAAGCGTATATATGTGTTAAGCGAAAAGATGGCTTTACAACTTATGATGTTTGCTGGTGATATTAAACAATATGGACTTGCTCGTGCTATGGCAAAAGAACTAGAATAGTTCATTTTGGATAGTTTTTTTCCAAAAAAATATTAAAAATCGCTTGACATTTTTACTAATGATGCTATTATATAGTTATAGTTAGTTAAACATAGAGAGGTAAAAAAATGTCAACACAAGCAACAGAGTCACGTACAGTTACTCCAAATGAAGCGAAAACTGCATTGCGTCATGCAATGCTAAAAGGTCGTCCAGTATTTTTATGGGGACCTCCAGGTATTGGTAAGTCTGATATTGTAAGTCAGATTACTGATAGTTTTGAAAAATCACATCTAATCGATATTCGATTGTCGTTATGGGATCCTACAGATATTAAAGGTATGCCATATTATGCGGCAAACGATAATACAATGAAATGGGCACCGCCTGTTGAATTGCCTAGTGCCGAAATGGCTAAAAAGTTTAAACATATCGTTTTGTTTATGGACGAAATGAATTCAGCATCGCCGGCTGTACAAGCGGCGGCATATCAACTAGTTCTTAACAGACGTGTTGGTAGTTACGTATTACCTGATAACGTAATGATTATTGCGGCAGGTAACCGAGAAACAGATAAAGGTGTTACTTATAGAATGCCTGCTCCGTTATCAAATCGTTTCCTACACTTGGAAATGAGAGTAGATTTCGAAGACTGGTTGCAATGGGCAACCGAAAACAAAATTCACTCAGATGTAGTGGGTTACTGTTCTTTTGCAAAACAAGATCTTTATGATTTTGATCCTAAGAGTAGTTCACGTGCATTCGCTACTCCACGTTCGTGGAGTTTTGTGAGCGATCTTCTTGACGATGACTTGCCTGAGAATACGTTGACAGACCTCGTGGCAGGTGCAGTCGGGGAGGGATTAGCAGTTAAATTTGCGGCACACCGTAAGGTTGCTTCTAAACTGCCTAATCCAGAAGACATTCTTTCTGGGAAGGTTAAGAGCATGGAGGCAACAGACATCAGTGCTATGTACTCGTTGACTGTGTCTATGTGTTATGAACTTCAAGAAGCATTCAAACGTAAAGAAAAAGGATGGAATGCATTAGCAGACAATTTCTTTGGATTTATGATGGATAACTTCGAAACAGAACTTGTTGTGATGGGTGTAAGGGTTGCAATTTCTACTTACAAACTTCCATTTAGTCCCCAGGACTTAAAAAACTTTGACAGGTTTCATAACAAGTATGGAAAGTATGTACAGGCCGCTATGGCGTCCTAACTAACTATAGAGGGGGTCTCCTCGGATCCCCTCGCTTTATTAGAAAGAGTCTGATATGAGCAAACATTTTTTCCAAAGATACATTCAAGGTTATGCTGGTATAAAAACTTCTATAACTGCTACTTGTTCACTTCCTTACTGTAATGAAAACTCTTCTAAATATAAAGGTAAAGGATCAAGACTCTGTGAACAACATCAAAGTCTATTAAGAGAATACGGCGGGCCTGCTAGAACAGATCGTCCGTGGACATTTCATAAAAAGAAACAGTGCGATATATGTAATCATAATCCATGGGAACATCCTAAAGTTAAGTTAATCGACAACGAACTAATACGTGATCGTGTAGCATGGGGTATGTTATTTGTAGATCATATCGAAACACAACGAGACGGCGGGAGCCATTGTGATCAAAATACTCAAACTTTATGCTTAGATTGTAATATGATCAAAAGCACATTAGCAGGTGATCTAGTTCCAAAGAAATTATACAAAGATAAAAAAGATTATTATAATGTTTTGGCTAGGCTGAAACCATTTTACGATAAGGTTTTTAATTAACCAAATCATTTGACCTTTAGGTATTTTTCTGTTATAATAAGTACAGTTGTAAAAGGAAAAATTAATGAATACTGTAGAACTATCAAATTGGTTAAACACTACTGTAGACTGGAGCAAGTATCTTTCACTTGTTGAAACAGTAGGCGACGAACTTAATGAACGCAAATTACGTTTTGATAAAAGTGATTTATTTGAACGTTCACTAGAAATGTTTTCAGATGGAAAATTACAGTATGTAAACAAAGAGGGTGTTGATCACATTGGGCCTGACGGTATTACAATTGAAATGAAATACGGTGCTGGATCATTGTTTACATCAAAAACAAAAAGACCTAAAAAACATGTAGCAGATCTACAACTTATGAATTCACGAGGTTCAAGTTACGGACGAACATTACCAGAATCGTATGCAGATTATCTACTTGTATGTGATAAAGAAGCGGTAGGTATTATTTCCAAAATAGATCTACTACCATTTGTTACAGATGCCGGAGATGGTTTAAAAACTTCCAAAATGCCAAGTGGTATGATAACTTATGTTTTTAAACCAGGAGACTTTACAGCCGGGTTTTCATGTCCAAATTACTCATATAGTAAAGCCAAAATGGACATGCAGACTGAATATCTTTCGTTATTTTAGGTTGACAATACTCTTAAAGATGCTATACTATTATTATAGTTAGGAGCAAATGAACATGTCACAACAAACAACCGCAGTAGAACAAACAATGATAGATGGTAAGATCTATGAAAAGGTCTTGTCAAAGTTCGATAGTACTAAAGTATTAGAAAAATTAACAACGGCTCGTATTGCCCTTTTAATACGTCAACCGTTTTTTGGTAATCTTGCTACACGTCTTAAAATTATTGACGCAACTGATTGGTGTGCAACGGCGGCAACAGATGGTCGTAACTTTTATTATAATGAAAACTTTGTAAACGAACTAACACAAAAACAAACAGAATTTTTATTTGGACACGAAATCCTACACTGTGTATATGATCACTTTACACGTAGAGATAGCCGTGATGCACAAATTTATAACATTGCCGCTGACTATTGTGTTAACGGTGATTTGATTCGTCATAATATTGGCGAGATGATTACACAGGTTAAACCCTTTCATGATCCTAAATATTACGGTTGGGCATCAGAGGCTGTATATGATGATATCTTTAAAAAATATGATCAAGAACAACTTGAACAATTAGGTAGATTGCTTGACGAACATATTGATTGGGAAAAGGGTAAAGGTCAAGGTCCTGCAGGTAAAACTAAAAAAGGTAAAAGCGGTAAAGGTAAACAACCAACATATTCAAAAGAAGAACTTAAAAAAATTCGTGATGAAATGAAAGAAGCAATGGTTAGTTCTGCACAGGCGGCTGGTGTTGGTAATGTTCCTAAAGGTGTACAACGTATTATTAAAGAACTTACTGGACCTAAAATGAACTGGCGTGAAATACTGAATCAACAAATTCAGTCTACTATTAAAAGTAATTACTCATTTATGAGACCTTCACGTAAAGGTTGGCACACATCAGCAGTACTTCCTGGCATGGACTTTGAAGATACTATTGATATTGCTATCGCACTTGATATGTCTGGTTCAATTGGTAGCAGTGAAGCAAGAGATTTTCTAAGTGAAGTAAAAGGAATTTGTGATCAATACGATGATTACAAAATTAAAGTATGGTGCTTTGATACTGAAGTTTATAATGAACAAGATTTTACTCCTGATGCAGGTGAAACAATCGAAGATTATGAACTTGCAGGCGGAGGCGGCACTGACTTTGATGCAAACTGGCAATACATGAAAGAGCATGGTATTACACCAAAAAAACTTTTAGTATTTACAGATGGGTATTCATGGAACTGGGGTGATGAGAATTACTGTGATACAGTATGGGTAATTCATTCAGACACTTCTATAGAAGCACCACACGGTGTAACATGTTACTATGATGCAAAAGAGGCGGCATAATGAAACTCTTAATGCAAGATCCTAATCCGTTAAACATATTAGGTATAAGAGAATTAGACACAATGCCAATTCATTTTGAAAAAATTGATGTTCGAATAACAACTTGGAGAGTAGACAATGTTGCTGATGATATTAAAAATTGGATTTACAATAACCTCGATGGTAGGTTCTCAGTAGTTCCAAATTTAAAAATTATTGATAACAAGTTAGAAAATATTTGCCAAATTGGCTTCGAAAAGGGCTCAGAACTATCATATTTCAGTCTTGCTTGTTCAGTTCTTAGCGATGACGAGTGTGAAGTTGTATAATTAAATGTACGAAGGAGATTCTATTTATGAACGAAAAAGTTGAAAACACGGAAGCACCGAAGGCAGAAACAGGTGCTAGTCAGATTAAACCTGATGCAAATCATCCTGCCAACCCAGCGAATCCTGCAAGTCCAGACTTAACAGTTACAGATTTACAGGCATTAAAAACTATTATCGATGTTGCAAGTTCACGTGGAACATTTAAGGCGGCTGAAATGGCTGTTGTAGGAAACACTTATAACAGACTAAATCAATTCCTTGATGCAGTGAAACCAGCAGAAGAAAATAAAGAAGGTCAACCAGAGGCACCGGCTCAAGCGCCGACAGCCTAAAGGAGAAAATTATGGCACAAGCAATTAAACACGTAGGAAATGTCAACGGTAAAAAAGTTGTCATTGCTTATCGTACACTGCCAGGAGATCCTTACAGTGCATTAGTCATTCCAGTGGAGAAGTTAAATCCAAGTTGGCATGATGAACTATTCAAAGTTGTTGAATCAAACAACGGTCAAGATGCACAAGAAGTTGCAACTGTACTTGCAGTAAGAAAATTTGCAGACGGTAGTAACATCTTAAGTGCTCTTAGCAGATCAAACTACTTGGTAAAAGTAGAAACAAAAGAAATAACAATTACACCTACACCACAACGTGAGAGTTGGATTAATTTAGATAAACTAAATGAAGAAATCGCATCTCAAAGAGGTGTTGATGTATCTGAACTTGCAATCAAACCTGAGTCTGAACCAGATGAAGAAGGCAATAAAATGACTATTGCTAAAAACTATAGACAAAGAGCAGATGCATTGTATAAAGAAGTTGTATCGCTAAGACGCAGAGCAGATGAAATGGATCCGCCTGCAGAGCCTAAAAAAGCATCTTCAACTAGGAAAAAAGTTGATGCGTAATGGCCAAAGGTCCTCGCGGTAAACTATACGTAGATGAATCAAACTTCGATGCTAATTGGGAAGACGTTTTAAGTTCTATTAATATTAAAAGTCTTCCCATAAAGTATCTGAAGCATCTAATACTAAATCTCAAAACAAAAGAAAAATATGTAATTGACGTACAGGATATTGTGCGGAAATCCCATTCAATTGATCAAGCAACTGCAACAGTTAATACTGTTATTACTCAATACAAAAACCAAATAGAAACTATTGACTTTAGTGTAATGCTAGAGAAGTTACAAGATAGTGTAAATGAATCACGAAATGCATTTACTAAAAAAGTAAATTTTAAAATTAAAAGGCAAGGTAAAAAGAAATGACACAAGTTAAATTGATAAGTTATAGTAAAGCAACAGCAGAATTTGAACAAGAAGGTTTAACTGACCTACAAGAACTTATTGCCTTTTGTGCAAAGGTTTCAAACCCAACTGCACAAATTAACACAGAAACAAGTGAACGTTTAATTAATTATCTAATCAAACACGCTCATTGGTCACCGCTAGAAATGGTAAACGCTTGTTTAGAAATAAAAACAACTAGGGACATTGCACACCAAATTGTACGTCATCGTAGTTTTGCATTCCAAGAGTTTAGTCAACGATATGCTAACCCTGATGAACAAGATCAAATGTTCGAATACAGCGAAGCAAGATTGCAAGATACAAAGAATAGACAGAATTCAATCGAAGTAGAAGATGAAAAATTACAACTTGATTGGTTACATGCACAAATGCGTATTGCACATCTTGCCAAAAAAGAATACGATTGGGCAATCAAAAAAGGCATTGCCAAAGAACAAGCACGTAAGGTATTACCCGAAGGTATAACCAAAACTACATTGTATATGAACGGTACTCTACGTAGTTGGATCCATTATATTGAATTGCGTGGTGCTAACGGTACCCAAAAAGAACATATGGATATTGCAAAGGCTTGTGCGTCTGTTATTGCTGAAATTTTTCCTATGGCGTCAAACGTATTACAAAGTAACTAACACCGCTGTATGACGCTTAAAATGCGTTTAAGACACCATTATATACGTAGTTTACACTACTATTTCTACTAGTCTAATACCTGTGTCAGTGCTGTTTTCAAGCGATCTTCCAAGTACACATAATGAATTTGGTAATGCACTATCTTTAGTTAATGCTGTACCTATTCCATTTTTTGGACTAGTAACAATTAAATCACCTTTATTCACAGGACCTTCAATATAACACGGAACTCTACCACGTAATGCTACAGCAATTCCGTCTGCGTTTGAGTTCATTAAGTGTGCCGGTTCTGTTGAAACAACTCCTGCAATTCTATGATCACAAAATTTATCAGTTGTTGTTACTTCTTCTTCGCCGCCAAATACTAATACTATACCGGGCTCGTACTCTAAGTCACCTTTATAAATTTCTGCCAAGTCAGCAAATTGTGCCGCTGTTGCTGTACCTTCAAATTTACGTGCAACTAAATCACCATCTGAATCTCTTTGTGCAATAGTGTTAGATGTTGCAGTGATGTCTGCTGTTGCTCCACCCAATGACGTTGCGTTTGTTGCTGTACCATTGAATACCGTTGCAAATACTTCTCCTGAAGAATCACGTGCTACAATCGATCTTTTATCAACTGCCGCCGGAGTAGATGTTGTTGCTGTAAATGCAGTACCTGCATCAATAATTAATTTTGTTGCTGTTGTTGATGTACCTGTTAGATCTGCTGTCAACACTCCGCCAACTGTTACGTTGTTAAATGTACTTGTACCAACACTTGCTTGAACGTTGCCGTTATGTGTTCCTGTTGTATTTCCTGTAACATTACCTGTAACATTACCTACAACATTACCATTTAATGCACCACTTGCTTCAATACTAACGTTATCAAAAAATCCATTTGCCCATCTATTACTATTACTACCAATACTTCCTGTGCTATTTGCACCAGGTAAAAATTCTGGACCTTCAAATCTTCCTACATTAACTGCACCTGCACCAAGATTGTTTACGTTAAATCTAATAATACGTCCTACTTGGTTTGTTAAGTTAACTTGATCACCGTTTGTAATATGTAATTTTAAATCACTACCAGCACCTAATACAATACCATTATCATTTAAGAAACTTACTACATCACTAAATTGTTGTAGTCCACTGTTAAGAACATATTGTGCCGCTGGTATTCCGCCTAGATTATCAGCATCATCTGCTGTTCCCCAATAACGCATTCCTGGAAATGTAGTTTTACTTGCAAGGTTTAAACCTTTTTTGATTGCACTAAATCCTGCAATAGGATTTGCACTGTTGTCTATTGTAAATTCATCTTTTGAAACAATATTAATTACTTGATCCTGTACAGTAACTTTAAGAATTGTTCTATCATTTGCTAACGTATCTTTAATTGTTGCAACATTAACCTGTGATACACCTTCACCACCAGATGCAACTGGACCAACTAGAATAAAATCTTCACCATTATAAACATATAACTGTTCACCATCTTCTTCCCACCACATATCACCTTTTGCTAATCCTGTCGGTTGTATAAGTCCAACTTCAGCACCGCCTGCAATACGCATCTGGTTACCATCATAAAATTTTAAAACCTTGTTTGCTGAGTCATACCATAACTGTCCAGCAAGTGGTCTCGGTGGAGGTGTAGTACCGGAGAAGTTTTCCATGAGGTTAATCATGTTCTCGTTAAGAATCTCTCCGAAGCCAGCATAGTTTCTACCAATTAATTTAATATCAGTAGTTTGATCAATAGCACCATCGTTTACTATTGCAATTTGCTGTCCGTTATATGTGTTTACTATGTATGGCATAAGTGTATTTACCTTAATCTTGATCTAGTCTAGTGTTGACATCAGCGATAGAATCTTCTTTTGAAACGTAGTTGTAAGGACTATCATCTGCTTTGTAAACTTCTTTTCGAGCCGCATTTTTAGCACGTTCATCTTCGATGAATGACATCATTTGTAAAAATTCTTTTGTTTTAACAATATCTGAATTGTTATGTAACACATCCATAATAATATTAAGTTGTGTGTATATTGGGTATTCTCTAATAATATTTTCTTCAACATTATTATCTAGTAATTCTTCGTCAATATATTGATTATCATCTTCAGGAATTTCCTGAATACTACCTGTTGCATAATCGCCAACATAAGCATGTGTTTCTGGATCATACGCCAGTGTTTTATACCGTACACCTTCTAAATATTGTGCCGGTGTTTCACTTGTTTCAAATCCGCCAATCATTGCACCGTTGGATTTATTAAACATTAATGTCATACTTTTTTCAGCCATAATTTTTATTCCCATATCAAACAAAGACTATATTTCGGGTCTTCATTTTCTTTTATCTCCGTTACTTCATGCCAAGTATCAATTGGCATATCAAACATTGCTCCTTTTATTTCTTGAACAAGTACTTCATTATCTTTCTTGTCCCAGTATTTAAAGTGCGGTTCACCTTCTGTTAGAAAAACTAACAAAAACTTCCAATATCCTCCGGCACTGTCTTGGTGTTTGATTAGCCAATCACCCGGTTGATATTTGTTTACTACTACTTGTGAACACCATTTACGTTCATCTGGTATTGTTTTCCAAATAGTTTCAACTAATTCTTCGTTCATATCTTTCATAAACAAAGAACTAAAGTTACTTTTACCGTACTTCGTTTCGTGCCTGTCTTTTGCGCCTTTTCCTCTTCTAGTAAATTTGCTTTCATGCTCTTTTACTAGCAACATAATCTCATCTACGTTAGTAATAAATTCTTTCTTAATTTCATACATTAAAAGTTTCCTACAAACTCCCAACTTCCGCTTAATATAGTTTTTGTAATATCATAACTGTAAGTACTATACTGTGTATTAGGATCACTGCTGAATAATCCTCCTAATTGGAACCATTCAATTACAAAATCATTTCCAGTATATGTTCCTCTACCTAAACGTGAGCCTGATTTTAAACCATCCATGTTAATTGTAGTTTCATCATATGCGTAACCTACTGCAACACCATCTTGGAATACAAGAACTCTTGCATTTACTGCCTGTGGTAATCCAATATAATCTGCTTGGTTTTGTGTTAGTCCTCTATCTGTTACAATCCAATAACTGTCAGCATAATCATCTACAAAAGGATCTGCTGTTACATTAACAATTTGCGTAGTTGATGCACCAATACCTTTTTTAACAAATTCATATCCTGTAATAGCACTTTTAGCATTAATCAAATCATTAACATTTGCTTTTACACCAGTATATGAATATGCTCTACCACCAATATAACCAATACCATATCTTACACCAGTATTAGTTCCGTATCTACGATAGAATTGTCCTGAAGGTATATTTGAAAAGTAATGCGATCCTAGTATTCTTGCCTTAGTTCCTGCGGCATAACCAGCGGCAGGTGCAAGTCTTTCTAACTGTGCTTTAACAGCATTTGTATTCATATCCCTTGTATCTAAGTGAAACGTTAAATCTTTTGGTATTGCACCTACTTTATCGTCTACATATTGTTTAATTGCTAATTGTGTAACAACAGTATTGTTATCAGCATTACCAAATGTACCATCTGTGCTTACAAATTTAAATGATACGTCGTTTGCATCTGTAAATTTAGTTGATTTAACATTACTTAGGATACCTAAAGTACCTAACGCACTATTATCAATAGTTGATCCATTGTCGATTGTCGCTCTAATTATGTTTGTATCTTCAATATTCGAATTATCAATAGTTGCATACTGTAATCTTGTTGTGTTGCCGTTACTACCTATTGTACCTTCGGTAATATTAACATTGTCTGCACTTAACGTATGGTTAACATTAACTGCGGCATTAAAATTCTGTGTGGCTGAAAATGTTTTGCTTCCGCTAATAGTTTGATTATTAGTTCTATACACTCCGTCAACAACATATTTTGCTGTTCCGTCAAAATAACCTTCGTAATTACCTGCTTCGCCGTCTCTGCCAGCAGTTGTTAATGCTATTTGTAAGTCGTTGTTAACAATAATTTTACCGCCAGTGGCTTTGACTGTACCAATTGTAGGTCCAGTTACTGTTCCTGTTACGTTACCTGTTACGTTACCTGTTACTGCACCTGTTAATGTACCACTAAAGTTACCTAATGCATCACCAACCACATTTGAATATATAGCATCTGCATAGATATTTCTATATTTCATTGTTGGCGCACCTAGATTCACTTGATTGTCTGCATAAGGTTTTACGTCTTTGCCTTCTATGTAGAAAATTGTTTTGTCTGCACCACTACCTGTGTAATTTACACCAAATGATAATACGTCATTTGTTTCATTGTTGACTCCAGCGTTTCCAGAAACACTATCAACATTAATTTTTAATTCATTATTGGGACCAACATTAATACCATTATTGTTTTGAAAGTTGAATACTCCAGTAATGATTTCGTTTTCTTCTCTGTTTGCGTATGTATCACCTGCTTTACCTACTAATCTATCAGCATCAGTTGCAGTACCATGATTTTTTGTGTCTGTACTTACACCATTTGCATTTGTACCCTTTAATACTGTACCTCTATAACATTTAGTAAAGTTAGGTAACGGTGTTGCTGTTTGATCAATAGTAAATTCTGTGTCAGCGATAACAGCATATGCAACGTTATTGATATAACCAACTGTAACAGGATGATCTACTGCACTTGTATCTGTTAGTACCATTGAAACCCATTTAGTAACACTGTAAGATATTAAATCCTCAGGACCTACAAGTACATGATTGTCACCATCGGCCGACCAAGCATATAATTGATTCTTTGCAGAATCCCACCATAGGTCACCTTCTTTTCTATTACTAGGTTCTGTTGCTGAAACTTGTACAATTCCTAATTGACGCCATTGTGTTCCATCAAAAACAGCAGGTCTAAGTGAATTAACTGTTTTATCAAACCAAAGTTGGCCTACCTGTGCTTTGCTTGGTGCTGTAGTAGAGCCAAAATTTTCTAATAGTCTGACAAAATTTTCATTTTGTATTTCACCGTAACCAGCAACATTGCGACCTACTAATTGTAAATCTGTAGTTGTATCAACTACACCGTCTGCTAGTGTTACTAATGTTGTTCCGTCTGTTCTGTTAATAGTATATGGCATATTTTATTCCTTACAACGCACTTGTATACGTCCAAGTCCCTCCGCTCACTGTTAATAAATGGTATGTTCTTACCACTCCCAACGCACTTCCTGATAGTGTAATACCATCTGGAACTGAAATACTTGATAAAACAGATTCACTGTTTTGTAATCCACCTCTGTCAACTGCTGTTTGACCAATTAAGAATGTGTTGGTTGTTCCAGTTGGTGTTGATGTAACTGTAATATTAGTTTGTGCGCCTGCAAGTGTTAAATCTTCTGCTAAAATTCTTGCTTGAGCACCATCTACAAAGTTTGATGCAGGTGCCAAAGTATTTAAAAGATATGGTATTCCATCTACAGTTGAAGTTTTATCACTAATTCCTGTTGTATTAATAGTTAAGAAAAGTGTTCTTGAACTTATTTGTGTGTCAACATAATTTTTTGTACCGACGTCTTGTGCATCAGTTGGGTCTTTAACACCTTTAATCTGTGTTACAACACCTTCGTTATCAGGATTTAAAACAATATTTCCTGTACCGTTTATATTAAAATTTAAATTTCCATTAGTATCTCTTGTACTAATAGTTGTGCCATTAATATCAATATCGTCAACTTGTAATTCTGTAAGCACTCCTACGTTTTGTAAATTCGAATTAACAACGCTTGTACCTATAGTGGTTGTGTTAATAATATTATTTTGTGCAATTCTAAATTCATTACCAGCGTCAAGACTGATTGACTCAGAACTTGTCCATGCTGTATTAACTCTACTCCAACTAAATGTGTGATCAGTGTCGCCTACAAGTGTAATACCGCCGCCATCTGCTAGTACATCAGTTTCACTTGAACCGTCAGCATATGCAAGTTGAATATTTCTATCAGCAATTCTTAAATTTTGTGAATCAACAAACAATGTTGTTCCGTTAACAGTTAAGTTCTGTTGAACAATTAAACTTCCGCCTACTTCAACTTCACTACCTGTTTTATCTTTAAAAATATTAACCTTCATTATGTCAGCATCAATTTCTATTGCATCAATAATACCACCATTACTTTGTGAGTTAACTTGTATTTTGAAATCTTTATTTTGTAGGTTATTTTTAAATATTGTAACATCACCTACAACTTCAATGTTTAGATCTTGTTCTCCACCTAAAACTATACCTGAATCAGTTTGAATACTTAATTGTGATTGAGATGTACTTGCTATATCAGCACGTAAAAAGTTACCAGGATCAATACCAGCAATAGTATCTGCAGAAGACGCTGTGCCGTGTAACTTTAATCCTGAGACATTTGTACTAAAATTTAATCCTACTTTAATACTAGCAAATCCTGTAATTGCTGTTTTAGGTGTAAACTCAAACTTACTTAAAATACCTACAAGTAAATCATTAACAAATAATTTTGTAATCGATCTACCATTGTCGTTTGAATCAACAACTGTTTCAACAATCCAACCATGTTTACCCTGTGCTGAAGTATATATTGGACCTGCTAAACCTAGATCAACACCGTCATAAAAATAAAGTTGATTGTTTAACGAATCCATCCATAAGTCACCTTTTACAAGTCCTTGTGGTTGTGTTTCTTGTACTAATGGTCCACCTGTTGGTTTAAATGTTGTACCTGTGTAAACTTTTAAACGTCCTTCAAGTTTATCATACCAAACTTGTCCTTCTAATGGATTATCTGGTGCAGTTGTATTTGCGAAACTTTCTAATATTTTAATTAGATTCTCGTTTAACACTTCACCGTAATTACTAAATTTTCTTCCTACTAACGAAATATCTGCAGAAGTACTATCTACAGTTCCGTCAACAACAGTTGTTAAAAGAGTTCCGTCTGTTTTGTTAACATTATATGCCATTACGATAGTGCCCTTATGATGTAATTCAATGTTAAGTAAGGATTCATAACATTAACGTTACTATAAACACCAGTACCTGTATCTTGTGTGTACTGCGTTCCTTGACCTACTGCATTGTCTGAAATATCTTTTGCTTCATTACCTGCTGATCCACCTAATGACTCTGCAGATGTATCTGTTACTCTACCTGCACTACCGCCACCAGCATCAACTGGGTTATTGTCTGTATCCTGAACAGTTAAGTTATTATCCATGTTATCTTTACCAAGTGCAAATCTACCACGTAAGTCAGGAAGTTTAAATGTATTTGGATTTACACCAGTACCATATGTCGTACCAATAACTTTATATAAATCTTGATAACTTGCAATAGGCACTTCAGAACCGTCACAAAGTAAATATCCTGTTGGTGATGCACTACCTGCATATGGCATAACTCCACCTACTGGTACTGTTGGTGCACCAGCAAAGAAGTTTTTATATTGTACTTTTCTTAAACCTGTATTGTCTCTTGATAGTAATATGAAGTCTTCGTTTGATTCTGTTGTTGTACTTTCTGTTTGTTCATCAATAGCATCTTGTGTAAGTGTTACATTGAATATTTTTTCTGTTCCACCAGTTTGTCCATCAAAACTAAATCCTGTTGAGTCAGCAACGTGTCCAGTCATCTTAAATGTTGTTGAAGCAACTAGTCTATCTGATGTTCCGTTAACGTTACCTGTAACGTCACCTACCATTGTACCTACAAGCCTACCTGTAAATATTTCTGAATGAACATTTTTAAATCTTAAACTAGGCGTACCAATAGTTAATTTGTCATCAACACTAGGTGCAATACCAGTTGCATTATCTAAAGGAGCATCTTCACCAACTCTAAAGTGTCCTTTTGTTGTTAGGTTACCGCCAACGTATAATTGTTTAGCAACACCAATACCGCCACCAGTTGTAATACTTCCTGTAGTTGTGCTTGTTGCTTCTTCTATAGAACTACAAGTTAATCTTTGTGTGAAATGTCCACTACCTGTAACATCTAATGTAGTTGATGGACTTAAATTATTAATACCCAATCGTTTATTGGCGCCATCAAATCTTGCAATAGTTTCTAGTGTTCCTGTATCGTTTGGAAATACTGAAAAATCAATATTACCATCTACACTATTATTTTTAATAACAGCATTATTTTCTGCAATTTCTAAGTTAAAAATTTGGTTTGAACCAATAGTTACTCCACCATCATTACGCACATATAACTGTCCGTTCATTGTGTCAGTAATATCACTTCTTAAAAAGTTGTTTGCATTTACAACTTCTACCGCAGGCTGTGTAACACTTAACGCATCTGCTTTTGTTGCACTTGCATGTAATTTGTTTAATACAATACCGTTACCGTCAAAGTCTTTTGCTGAAATATTAATACCTGGATATAATTCTGTAAAGCCTTCAATAATTTGTTTAGGAATAAATTGATCTTTTGAAATAATTGTAACAACTTTATCATCAACATATTGTTTGATAATAGTGTGTGTAATTCCTTTTGTATCAACTAACTGTTCTGCTTGAGCGCCTGATTTAAGTCCGCCACTAAAGTTTGGACCAACAAGTTGAAATTGGTTTGCAGTGTACAAATATAATTGAGAATTTGTTGTGTCTACCCAAATGTCTCCTTTAATCGGATTGCTTGGTTCTGTTGCACTAACATGTACTCCGCCTGCTGGTCGCCAATTAGACGCTCCTGCTGTACTATCATTAATTTGTAATCTGTTTGTTGCACTGTCATACCATAACTGTCCTTCAATTGGATTGCTTGGTGATGTTGGATTAGCAAAATTTTCTAATACATGAACAAAGTTTTCTGCAATGCTTTGACCGTAACTTGGTTCATTTCTTCCTATTAATGTTAATGATGTATCACTAGTATTTCTACTATTGTCATCAACAGTAATCGGAGTCTTTTGAACCGCATTTGTAAAGTTTACTGTATATGCCATCTATTAATTCTCGCTCAAGTTAGTTAAACTTTGAATTCTAACTGTATAATCAATTTGAATTAACCTGTTTAAAGATTTTTGTACAGGGTGGAAAATAACATGTGTTAATAATCTACCTTCGTTAGCACCTTCTGTGTTGTATGCTCTTAATCCTAATTCATCAAAGACATAATTTCCTTCAAGGTTTGTACTGTTATCAAATGCTTGTTGTCCTGATGGTTCACCGTAATCTAGTAAACAACTAACAATAATATCTGTATATGTTGTTCCTAATGTATGACGTGTTTCAATAAAATTTCTTGCAGGATCTGTGTTGTTTACATTATTGTCATCAACTGTTTTGTAATAAGTTTGATTATATAATGAAGCGTTTACGCCTGTGTTGTTCGGTGTCAAATATGTAATAATACCTGTTGGGTCAACTGTAGTACCACCATTACCAAATGCCATTTCAACAATGTTACCTCGACCCTCGTTACCTAATGATTCTGCTAAGGATATACTCATATTTTCGTAATGAATAGCATTACGCTTGTTTACAAGTATTTCGCCTGATTTGGGGTCAAATATCTTAATATGACCTTCCATCAATATTCCTGTATTCTCATTTGGTTTCTTGTTATCTTCTGGCTTTTGGTTCAACTTTTTATCCTCGTTTGACATTTGTTATTCCTTAATATTTATTATAGGTAAGCCAGAGGTTCTGTCAAGCAAGAACTTAGCCTGTGGTGTTTCTGCTCTTTGTAGTGTAACACCATCGGATGCAGTAGTTGATCCTGGTGTATACCACACACGACCTTGTTTTTGTACCACTTTTATCTCCGTTCCTACTTCTGGTTCGTCCCTTAATATTAGTTTATAGTATCCTTTAGCAGTGCTGTCTGCAACTGGTTCTACCGTATATTCTGGTAGTTGAACCACATCACTTGCAACACCTAAACTGTTTGTTTCGTTACTATCATACGCAATCGAAGCACTATGTTTAGTTATCGGATTTAGATTAGTAGTCGGTTTTTGCAGTTTTATGCCACCCACATACACTTCTACTTGATCATGTGCATCTGCTCCACTGGTTATATTAAGTGTTTCTAACACATGAGTTCCTTTACCATTCGGTAATCCTTCACGTACAATAATTTCATATATGTTTACACTATCCTTATAAGGCATAGTTTGTGTTGGGCCAAAGTCAAATACCTCTGTTCCTACAATATGTTTTGTCGGAATACCTGTACCTAACGTACCTCTTCTAATTTGTTTTAACGTGTTGCCATCAATTTGATAAAACTCAATACGTTCTTTACCAATAATTACTACTCCGGGTACACGCTTTTCTGGACTAGGAGTATCAAAGAAACTAGCATCTTGTAATTTAATTTCTAAATCTGTTGGATTTAGTTGTTCTGCTAGTTTTGTTGTATCTTGCTTACTAATACGCTTGTAGAAATTTCTATTAAGCATATCTTTGAATACGTTATATCCTACACCGTCAAAGTTTTTATCTTCACTAAAAGATGTTATAACAACTCTATCTGTTAATTCTTGTGAAAATCTATTATCAATATACACTGTTGTATCATTATCTAAAATTTTATAATCTACATCTGCAATTAATGCGGTATTGTTTAATTCAACCCAAATATATCCAACGTCGAGTGCTTTTCTACTTAACTTATAAGTACCACCCGGATTACCTTTGTAAACTTCTTTACGTATTAAGTTGGCATCGTGGTTTGAATAACTTGTTACTTTAAGTACATTTCCTTCTGTTAATCCTGTACTGTCATCTGCACTATTATTTGTAATTTTTATAAAGCCAGCATTAGTACTATCATCAGTAGTATTTTTTCTAATCTCATAATCATGTCCACGTAACAATGTAATTGCAATTACATCTCCTGACGCTAATTTTCCATCATAGAAAGTAAGTAAATTTGTTGCAGTGTTAAACTGATAGTCTGCAATAGGTTGTAATCGAACACCGTTCTTATGAACTTCTAACTCACCCAATGCTAAACTAAATGCAGGATAGTCTGGGTTTTGACTTACTAGATAATCAAGTGTAACACCGTTGGCAACATAATAAATTGTGTCAGGTGCTCTTAAACGTTTACCATCTAATTCTACAACTACCATTGCATGGAACGGTTCGATATTTCCTGGTACTTGGCTTAGATAAAATTCATCACCGCTATCACTAGCAATGTTGAATACATCTGTTTTAACTTCACTATATGTTTTTGCTAATCCACTTAATGCAGTAATTTGTGTTACAGCATCTGTCATATCGTTTGGTGGATCAGTTAAAACAATTTTTGCACTTCCTGAATCAGCATCTTCTGATATTTGATATTGTTGAGTAATACCGTTTACAGTTACAAATGCACTCTTAACATCTTCGTACTTACTTGTTAAAATAAATTCTATTGTACTATCGCCAGCATCTACAAAATCTGCTTTTTCAAGCATGTCGCTACCGCCGACATTTAATGTTGTAATTGTAACTATCTGTTTATCTGCAGGTGCAGTATTTAAAATAATTTTCTTATTAGCAAAGTCAACTGTATAATCAGTACCTTGAGTTTTATAAGCACTAGTCTTTGTTGCTGGATCACTTGGTCCAACTGTAACATTAATACTATCTATTGTTCCTGGGTACTTGTTGAAACTAAATTCTGTAATACTACCATTACCAAAATGTCTTGTAATATCAATAATTGGCGATCCGTCTGCAGGTGCGTTATAGACTTTCATGCTTAATGAGTCAAATACTTGGCCTGGTACAACTTCTTCCGGAGCATATGATGTATCCGGAGTTACAAATCCGTCACCATCTAAACTTATATCTTCAGGTGAATTACCTGTTGCTGTGTTGTATGCTAGAGTACCACCACTAATTAAAGTATCAAGATTGTTTACGTCTGTAGGTACTGTACTTCCGTCTGAGTCTTCTTTTCGGAATACTACTAGGGCACCATCTGCAGGACTAACATTTAATGTAAATGTTCCTGTGTTACCATCTCCTACTATAGTCGGTGTGTTTGTAGGATCTTGTCTTATACCATCAAAATAAACATTTACCTTTGTGTTTAATTCAGGAACATACGGAAGTGTAAATTCTGTTGTACTACCGTCGGCTCTAAAAGCATAATCTGAATTGTTACCTGAGAAAGTATCCCAACCGTGACTAAACCAAGGTAATCCATCAAACCCAACACTAACACCAAAATCTAACCCTTGTACTTTTACACCTGGATATTCAATACCAGTCATTAACTGTGCTGGATCTTTGCCAGGCATGCCATCTGTTGGTTTATAGAAATAGTTAATTCTATCAACAGCATTCATTAAGGCAACATTTTTCTTATAGGTAATTGTAACTGTTGATCCTTGTTTAGGAAGTGTTTTTAAAATAACATAACCGACTTGTTTTTTATATGTTTGATCTGTTAATGTTCTAATTGAAACATCAAAGTTTTCAATAAACACAGTTTCATTATTAATACTAATTGTAAAATCACGCTTGTCAACAGTTGGTACATAAGTTAATTTATATGTAACTTGTCCTGAGGTACTTGTAAAAGTATCTATATACGAATCTGTTGCTAATATTCCTTGTGAACTAATTCTATCAAATCTAAGTTGTGTTTTACTTGTTCTTACTTTATTGTTTTCTAACACTGCAACAACCTTGGCTGTTGAAGTAGTATCGCCGCCACCTGTAATTGTAACTGTTGGTGCAGTTACATATCCAGCACCTGGATTGTTAATTACAATATTACCTAATTTATTTCTACTAACATATGCCGTTGCGGTTGCATTTATATTTCCGCTTTGTGGCATAGTTCCATTACCGTTTGGTAACAACGGAGTACCATGATAGTTTGGTCCTACAATATATGGAAATGCTGGTTCTAATTCGTTATCTGCATTTTCTGCTACAGTAATAAAGTAAGCATAAGTTCCTGAAGGGTATTCAGGTGTTTGAATAAATCTACCATTATTTTCATCTAGGTTTCCTAAACCAGTTACATATTCATAATCTTCATTGTAGCGGCCTGTTGGCATACTGCCGTCAGCACGTGGTGTAGTTTTTAATTGATAACTTGATTTCATTAATACTACTGTTTTATCATTTGTTTTATTATATCCGTAAGGTCCGTAAATCGGAAATCCATCAAATGCAAATCCTAAGATTTCACTATGAGTATTAGCATCTTTGGTATACATAAATTTAGGATCACTATGATAATGATATATTCCATCTTCTTGTGGATGGCCAGCACCGTCGTCGATACCTGATTCTTTATGTTCATATACTGCGTTTACTGTATATGTAACTCCACCTAGTCTGGCTGTTACAGCAGAACTTGGATTAAAAATACTAACTCCATTAATTGCAACGCCGATTGCTCCTAAAGGTGTTGTAGTTTTTATTTCAGGTACTGCTGGAAATCTTGGAATTTGATAAACTAAATTTTGTGCAATTACATTAGTTGTATCATAAAAATGTCCTGGAACACTTGTAGTGTTTACATAAACATATTGATTATCGTAGTCTGTGGTTACAATACTTCTAAATGGTTTAGTTTGTATGATAGCAGGTTTTGATTCTCTGCCGCCACTAATTACTACAATCGGTGTTTGAGTATATCCGGCACCGGCATCAGCAATATCAATTTTATCAACACTAAATTTATAATTTTCAAACCATTGATTAAATGGCTCAGTTGTTATGTCTTCGCTATTTTCATTAAGTACTTCAAATTTCTCTGTTGTTTCATTATATCTACTAGGTAAATCAAAGTCTGTACTAAACATATTACCTTGTTCTAATGTATTATAACTTGTAATCATATCTTTAATGGTTACGCTATAAGGTTTGATTTCTTCAATATATTTTTCAACATTCCCAGGATCGTCAAGATTGTAATTAACTTTCCTTGTGAAGCCGCCTAAGTTATTCTTAACACTAATCAAACTAGTTTTAAATATCCAGTCAGTAAATGTTTGTTCACTAATTGCATATCTAATAGCAGTAAATAAAAATTCATTCCAAGCATATTTTAAATTGTCAACAAATAAGTTATTATTAATAACACCTAAAATAACTCTTGACTCTTGTGTAGGTTGCTCGTCGTATAAATTAATATCAAAGTTTTCAGTTCCCGCAAACCCAAAACTTAATCCCGAATAATCATATAAGTTAGAACTAAATTCAATCGTACTGTTTGCTTTAAACATAATATCATATTCATCGTTCCAAGTACCGTTTGATTCTACTTTTTGTAAAATTATTTTATTACCGTCACCAACATTAGTTACTTCAACAAGTTGTCCTACAGTAGGATCGATTGTTCTTAATAGATATGGTTCTGCAATTTTGTAATCTATAATACTATCTACATCAAACCCAGAAACTACATAATCTTTGTAATTCCAAAATGTACGTACATCATATGTTTGTGTATTTGTTCTAGTCCAAGTTTCAGAATTAATATTCCATTCGTACATTGTCCAATAGTTTCCAGCAGTAACATCATTTGTTACTAGAACTTTGAACGGTCTAATTCTTATTGTTCCTCTAGAATAATTTTTACCTTCTTTTAAAACTTCGATATTAGTCAATCGACCTTGACTATCAATTGTTGAACTAAATTTAGCACCATAACCTTCGCCACTGATTTCTATTTCTGGAGCATTTTTATATCCATATCCAGCATCATCTATTTTAACACTTTTAATTCTACCATTTGTAATCGTTGCTGTTGCAGTTGCTTGTTTTAAATCTTGTGTTTTAATATCTGATAGATCTGCATCTTCCTCTATTTCAATATCATATTTTCCACTAATCAGTGTAGGCTTAGGATCACTAGTGAACAATCCACTAATATCTTTTTCATCTACAATTCTACTTTTTGCAAGTAAGTTATTAGTATATGTAATTAATACTTTTAGTGCTTGTAATCTGTTTACAAAAATACTTTGTCTTGGACGTATTGCTAATCCATACTTTTTCTGTACAGGTAGTGTAGGATCTGGAACTGCATTGCCTGAAGAATCAAACCCAACTAGACTGTCATATAGTTTTTTAATTAATAATTCATTATCAATTTTATCTCTTTGATTTTCGTCTAATAATAACCAACTATTGTGATCTGGAATATCTGTTTTAATATCTTTATATTGAATATTCAAACTTACATTATTATCACTTAATGTTGTCTTAACATTCGTAACACTAAATGCATTGGTATCTAATAATTGTACAGACTTAATTCCATAGTTTTTAGGATCAGCAATAATACTAGCAATTTCATTAGCAGGCAGTTTTCTTGTGTCGATTGCTATTTGCTCACTTAACCCAACTGCTATTTGTGTTGTAAATCTTTGTGGTAGTATAACTGCATTTCTAACCCAGAAATAATATCTACTTACAAAGTTACTTGTTGAAGTATCATAAACTCTTTTTAGCACATATGTATTATCGTCATATTTAGATTTACCACTAAACCCAGCCGCAATACCTTCTGTTGTATCAGCAATATTGTTCCACTCTTCCGGAGAAACATCACTTTCTACCCATTCGTAGATATCAACACTTGACCCAGGGAATATTTGTCCCCAATTATTTTTTCTAAATTCAATATCACCTTGCTCATACCAAGTATATCTAATTGTGCTTAGGTCCCACCATATCTCTCCAACATGATCAGCACCCCAATTAATATCAGGATCAACATTTATTGCTTGATCACTGGTTGAATAAATTGCAGGATCTCTTTCACCTTTGAATGTAATTTCTGTTTCTGCAATGTAAGGTATTTTTCCTTTTACAGGATCAATTGGTTCTAAGAAGTCCACAATAGTTTGTGTATCGGTTCTGTAAGTTAACAGTTTATCAATACTAAATGGATCTGTTAAACTACCTTGTTGTCTTAAAGTGTTCCAACCAGCAGTTGCATTTTTTTGATAAACAAAAAGTATTCCAGTTTTTGGATCAACAGTATCGTCATCATTATCATCAATTGCAAAATTCGGTGCACCTACATATAAACTAGTAGAACTATAAGCAAGTCCTGTGCCAAATTGATCATTGGTTTGTAGATCGTTACTTGCTAACTTCTGTCCAAATACAAAATTATCACCAAGTTTACTAAACGTATAAACTGCACCTGTGCCTGAGACTTTATCAACAAAATTTAAACTATATGCATCAAACGTTGTTGAATTATCTGTACGCGGTGATGTAGGATCATTAACATAAGTTTCACCTGCTTTCTTTTCGCTATACACATCAAATGTTGTTAATTTATCATTACTACCAATCGCACTTGAAACTGCAAAACTTGTACCATTAGGATTAACTGCAATTCTATGTCCAAAATTTTCACCGTTTTGAATACTTGGACTTAAAATAGTTTCTTTAAATGCATAACCCGTTGTAGAATCGTTCTGTGTTTGTCTTTCAAAAACATGAACAGCACCTTGATCAACTTCTACTCCATCTGTTAATGGTGCTCCTATAACAAGTGTATCTCCATTATCGCTAATACCTAGTGAACTACCAAGTAAATCAGTATTACTTAAACTAGTAACTAATGATTCGTCAATAGTTTGTATTAGATTATATCCTGTACCATCATAGTAATAAACAAAAACTTTACCAGTATTTTTAACTGTGCTGTCACCTGCTTGTTCAATAGTTTCTTTTTTCTTTGCTGAAACAATTAATATTCCTAAATCTTTTGATGCAACTAACTGTTCACCGAATCGGTCGCCTTCAGTATGGTCTGGTGCTAATATTTCTTCTAGGTAATCCCAATCAGTTCCTTTGTTGTAAACATATACTGCACCTGTGTTAGATCCTCTACCCGGAGCACCTACAACTAATCTAGTATCACTTGTTGCAACACTGTAACCAAACTCTTCGTTGTTTGAAGGTACTGGACTAGAAACTACATAACTGTTATCGTAAACATTTGTAAGGGTATTAAATGATGTAATTTTTACAATACCTTGTTTAGTAAGACTACTCGCTGTTGCTGTATTAGTACTGTAAAAGAATTTTGGTCTTTCTGCAGTCGAAGTTGTTCTTACTGCACTTGCAAACGGAGCGCCTGCAACTAATGTATTAGATGTTGACGACAATGAAATACTATGGCCTAATCCTGCGTTAACACTCGGTGATACCCATTGATCTGAAAATGATGGGCCAATATTAAATCCACTGCTACCTTCTAATGTAGTAACTTCTGAATTTAATTTTCTTCTTAAAACTAAAACACTACCTTCAACTGTTTGATCCGGATTACCAACTACAATAGTTCTACCTTGATTACCATATGCAATACTAGTAGCATATGACAATGCATCAGGAGAAACATCTTTAAATTGATTCTCAACAAATGCTGTAGTTTTTTCATAAACTTTCCATTCATTGTTTCCAGTATTGTCTGCCCATATCTTACTACCGACATCAAATGATCCAACATCTTTGATATTATTAATTTGTGCTGGTGTAGTTACACGTACTGATTCTAGAGTTAATATTGTTCCTGTTGCACTATCTTCTGCCAATGTAATAGTTGTTAAATCAGTTGCAACCTTAAATCCTGTTAGTCCGTTGACTTCTGCAACAGTGTGTGTTCCATTTATTTGATTGTCAAACCATCGTATAACAATGATATCGCCTTCTTTAAGACCATGGGGAACATCAGTTGTTAAAGATAACATTCCGTCAGTAATAACAACTAAATCATTTTCTGTTTGTATTACTCTAGCATCACTAGCAACTAATCTATAAATGTTCCAAGTATCGTTTTTATCTTTGGCTACCCAAATACTTGCACCTTCATTAAGTGTAGGTATAGTTGTATCAGTAATAATAGCACTACTATTAAACACAGTGTGATCAACATCTTCGATGCGAGCATAACCTGCTGTTGGTATTTTTTGTACTGTAGTTAAACTAACACCACTATCATTTAAATTAAAGTTTTTCCACGGAGCACTATTAAAATCCGCAGGCTTTAGTGTTAAGTCGTTGTTTAATAATTGTATAGTGTTTGTTTCAGTGTTAACTGTTTTTGTTTGAACAAATTGATATGCTTGTGGATTTTCAACATTTTCAGATTCATTAAGTACTAATTCAATTTCTTTTGATGTTGCACTGCTTCCTAAACTACCAATTTTGACTGCCCAGTTTTCATTTACTGAAATGTCAGTACTAGTACCGTCAATAGTTAAACGATTAAGTTTTTCTATTGCATTAAACGTTCCTTTTTCTTTGATAAATCCAGTGTAAAATTTGTACTGTGCAGTATCATCTCTAACTAAATTATCAAGATATAATCGCTTTTGATATCCTAATAGGTGTTGACTAAGGTCAGTTGTTTGCTTATCAAAGTTTTCACTTTCTAATGCATAAAAATCTTCAAAAGAACTTGCTTTATAATCTAGATTAGGTAATAATTCTGCAACTGGTTTATCACCAATAAACACCCAGTCATTAAAATTAAATACTTTTGTTGCTGGTAAAAATTTTGAAGCACTATAATACTTACTTTTAAATCTTACTACATCACCTAGATTGTAATCAAGTCCAGTAGCGTAATCGTTAACTACTGCTTCATCAAATACAAACCCTGGACTTACATAATCACCGTCCCATTCGCTAGTTCTAAAGCCAATTAACTTAATACGTTTTTGTCTATATCCTGCTTCTTGGTCATATATGATATCACCAAACTGACTTTTATCATCAAATACTACAATGTGTTCCCATTGTACAAGATTCAATACTGCAAAGAAAATACCTTTTTGTGTATTCTTTGTTGACAGTGTAAACTTGCCTGAACCTCTAACTATGCTTAAATTTTCTTTTGGTAATGGTGTTCCTGTTGCAGAAAGAATACTGTATTCATAAAAACTGTTTAATACACTATCTACTGTTGCATACTTAAATTCAAATTCTAAATTATCCGCAAATGGACTTAATGCAATAACACTGCCTGCGGCCCATTTTTGTGTTGTCCAATATAAAAATTCTTTTGCACTTAGATTCCAGTCTTGTATCGATAACGTTTCTCTTTGATATTTGTCAAATACAAATCCTTGTTCTTTTAACCAATGTTCATATCCTAAAATTACATCATATACTTCTTGTATTCTAGTATACACAGTTCCGTAACTGACTTCAGTTTCCTTGTCTTCAAATGCTAATGCTCTTGCAACTTCTGCACCACCAGTTATAGGTAATTCTCCTAATACAGTAAACTTACTGTTATCAAAATTTTCTGTACTAGTATGATTTGATTTTACTCTATAATACTGTCCTTCAAATTCTACAATTTGTTTCTCGCCATAAAATTTTCCAGAACTCCATAAAACAAAGTTTGCTTGTTTGCCGCCAACATTAACTGCAACATCGTTCTTACCATGCTTAGGCTTGTAAATATTAAACCATGGACGAAGATTATCATAACCTCTAACTAGGTAACCTTTTTCAGTTTGTTCAACAACTATACCACTTACTCTTACACTTTTAATAGGATTACTTTTTCTAAGTGTTAATTGATAGTTTTCACTTGGTAAAAATACACTGTTGTCAGCAGTATTAGGATTTGAACTTTCTGCTAAAACTCTTAATCTGTTTTTGTTTGCAAATCCACCTAGTTTATATGTTAAGTTACTTGATGTGTTTATTAGTTTGTCATAAAATATTTCTTTAAGATCTTTATCAAAACTCTTAACGTATTCTATAATTGGAACATGATATCCTAAACCTAAAAATCTTTTATTGTCAAACTTAAGGTCTTTTAATTTTGCTTCTTTAAGATTAAAAATCTTGCCTGTTTCAGAATAAACAACATTACCACTTGCTGTAATTAAGTTTTGATTAACATCAAACAAACTACCAAAATATTGTGCCGGTTTTGTTAATGCAACAGCGTTTTGTAATGCAAAAGGATACCAACTACTTTTTCTCCATGAAGTTTCTGCAGGGCCTTCGTCGCCGTATTTCCAATTATTTTTAACTTCTGTAATAAAGATTGCTTTTACAATATTAATTTTACTTGGATCAATTAAATCACCATACTCGTCTACTGGTATATTGGTTGATAATTTAGGTCTAGCAAAATCATTATAAATTTTTGTTCCTGCAGGATCACGTACTAACCCTCTTTCAAGGTCGTCCCATAAAATTTTGTTACCACTTGTGTATGGTGCTTTGCCATAAACGCTATCAAACCAAGTTGGTTTTTCTGTAATGCCTAACATTTCCCATGGATGAGTATGAGGTCTATCAGTATCAAAGTATAACTTATAAATTGCTCTCCAAGATCCTGGTAACTGTTGATCTTGGCGATTAATCATTGTGTTAAAGTTGTAAGAGAACGGAATGGAATCGTCTGATACTGAATTTGTTTCAAAATCAACATCAAATAAACTTGCCCAATAACCAAAATCTGTTCTTAAAACTTTGTTAAATTCATTGCTAGTAAAGTTATTTGTTCTATATTGTCCAGGAGTATTTTTAAGAATATCAAAAATATCTCTGTTATACTTTACTTTTAAATTGTTATAGATACGTTTTTCTAACTCGAGTAACATATCATCACGTTCATCATTAAACGCTTTTGTTATCGATCCGTCATGACCTTGAATAACTTTTGTTGGAGTTAGATAACTTTTATCAACAAATATTTCTGGCTTGTATGATGGATATAATCCTAACTTGGTAGGAGTATGTGGAATAACTGAACCAGTAGTATCATAATCAATAATTTCTACAACATCATTGATTGCAAGATCAACTTTTACAGTTAACGTATTATCAACATTGTCAAATTCGTAATCAGTACCTAAATATAACTGTGTATTATTTAGATATACATACACTGCCCGGTCACTTACAGTTGAAGTGTTAAATGCATTATTAATTGCAAACACTTGTTGTGTTCCATTTTTAACAGTAAACTTTAAACGTTCTGCTTTTTTACCAAATCCTGCCATATCTGAATAGAAATACGAGGAGTTTGATGACTTATTAATACTTAATTCATATAATATTGTATCAACGTCGGTAGCAATATTATCAGTTTTATCTAATTGACTTGCTTTAGCAATAAACGCATCTTTAAAGAAATTATAATCTCTAGCATTTTTACGCATAGAGTTTACAAAATTTAAATCTTCTTGAATTAAAAATAATATTGCAGGTAAAATACTTCCTTTGTGTTTAACATATCTACTACCATCTAGATGAATATTAGCAATATCTCTAGCATTATTAGTACCTACTGATTTTCCTGTAATAGTAGAATTTGCTTGGAATATAGTTTTGAAATGATCCGATACACTTCCTAGTGTAAATGTTTTAAGATCATTATTCTCACTATTATTTGTTAAGTTAATAGGAGGTTCATAATAACCATTTGCATTTGGCTTTTGATCTGTAAGTATTTTTAAAGTTACTCTGGTGCCGCCGGCAATTGGTTTCTTAAATTTTAATTCATATGTTGATTTGTTTTTATCAATAACTTTTTCAAAGTCGGTAGTTTCTTTATAAGTTACACCGTTAAATTCTACAATGATATCTAAATCATAGTCAAAAGGTTTGTTAATTGCGTTAACTGCAATTCTATCTGTTGTTTCAAATAAATCAAAAACTTGTAAAATTCTTTGTCTAGTAACTTTATTTTTAACTAACTGCCACCCACTATAATATTTTTCGTCATTAAAATCATAAACAAGGCCACTTGCTGTATCAACAGTTTTTGCAGTTATATTTTCTTGGTATGTAAACTCACTGTCGTCCCAATCAAAGTTAAAAGTAATATCACCAACGTTGTTAATATTTTGGTAACTGATTGGAAATCCTAAAATAGGATCATTACTTCCTGTTCCTTCTTTATAACTTGCAATTTTATTTCCTATAAATGTTGTAGAGAAATAATTTGTTTGATTTGAAAAACTATTACCATTAGAATCAAATAAATCAAATAATGGACTTTGGTTTAATTTGGTTTTTTGCTGTGACTTACTCCACTCTGTTCCAGTGTAGTAATACGAAGTTCCTTGATTGGCAACGCCATCTGTTGCAATAACACTATCATTAATAAGTGGTGCATATTTTTCAACTAAATGTAATCTAGATTGACCATCATATTCAATAAAATCTACTTCATATACTTTACCTTTTACAGTAATATCTGGATCAGAATTAAAAATAACACGCATACCTTTGCGTAAAAGTACTTCATCAACATAGTATCCAAAACTTCCTTCAACATTACTCATAACGTCGAGTGTATCTGTATCAACTAAATCAACATTACCAATACCATTTTCACCAAAATTAAACAATTTAAGATTTGATTTAAATTCTAAGATAGGTCTTACTGCTCTATTATTTTCATCTAGTATTGGAGATGTATTATTATACGAAGCACTTTGTTCAATAATTTCTTTATGGACCCATCTATTATATCTACTCCAAGGGTTTTTATCTTTACTTGCTCTATTAATAGTAATGTATTCTGGAGTTATCGGACTATTCTCAGTATCATCGTATGGTGTGTCATCAAACGGATCAACATCAAACTCATATTCTTTATTTTTTGCATATACTTCCGGAGTATCTAATTCTGTTTCGTCAATAAGTGTAATTCTATCTCCAACACCTTCAACATACCAATTTTTTTCTCTATATTTTGTAGGTAATACATCACCAATAAAATTAACTTTCATTCCATTTGTTAATTTTACTCCATTAGCACTTGTAAAGTTTGCTTTACCTAAAATTTCTTCTGATACATCAATTGTTAAATCCTGTGATGTATCTCTAATTTCAAACATTCCTTGCATAGTTTGATGATATTGACATGCATAGAAAAGATTGTCTGGAGCATTTATCGGAACTGTAAACGTAATTGTTCCTGATTCTGCACCATTATTCTCAACACCATCGTTGTACTGATCACCAATACCAATTGTATTAGTTGTTTTAATATAAAAAGGATGGCCAGTTGCATTAATCTTAAATTTATATGTTCCGCCTCTATATAAAACAACAGTTGGATTATTACTAAATCCGTTTGGTGTAAAAACATAAGAATTTTGATTACTATTGGAAACACTATATTCGCTTTCAGTGTTTCCGGGGTTTCCTGAAATACTAACTGGATCAGGACCTTGACTTAACCAGTAATATTGTCTGTAATTTACAAATTTATCAAAATTAAACATTGGGTTCCAAGCAAAATATTCTGCTTGAAACAACTTATCATGGTTGTCAGTAACTCCGCCAAAGAAATCTATTTGATTTATAAGGTCGTCATATGTTCCTGTCCATTTATTAGTGTTGTCAATAGGATTTTTTGTTACAGCAGACGGAAGAAAATTGTATCTACGTCTGTTGTCTGTAGGTTCTGGAATATATACATCTTTTGATGTTGCATTTTCTGTATTACGTTCACCTACAAATCCATTTAGTCTGTCAAGATTACCCTTGTTTATTAAAGTATCAACAGTTGCTCCGAGAAACTTTCTATTAGTTTCTGTACGAAAGTACATAGGTAACAAATCAGAACTATTACGTAACTTGTCTTTGTTTTCTATGTTTACCGGGGTACCTTGTCTATCGCTATATGCCATTGGTGTTCCTATTAATAACCACTTGAACCGCTAGATCCGCTTGAACCTGAACTTACACCTGTATTAGTGCTAGTAGTCGATCCACTGCTAGTTGTTCCACTGCTAGAAGAAACAGAAACTGTTCCACCAGCATCTACAGATGTAATTACATTTCCATCTGCTTTCAAATTATTTGCTGTAATTTGATCAATAATTTCTACATTGTCTACACTTGCTGTACTGATGAATATTTCATCTGCTCTACATTTAATTTGATATAAACTTCCAAATGCTTGTGATCCACTTCTTGGAACTATAACAAAGTTTGCAACTTCTGGTGCAGTTTCCTGTTGTACAAAAGTTGCTAATTCTGTAAAATAAAATGTTTCACCGAAGTCCCAATTTTCAATAACAAAAAATCTATTTACTGCATCAATAATTCTACTTTTAATTTCATTATCACTTATTGTGCTACCTGCACTTTTTACAACTTTAAATGTTGCTTGTAAAGAAGCATCTGCATTAGACCCAAACAACGATCTGTAATTTACAGCATGATAGATTATTTCGTCACTTATTGATTTAACCCCAGATAATACACCATTTAGTTCAAGTCTTAACGAAGCACTTGTTGGTTTCACTGGTTCAATACCTCCGTTGTTTACAAAAACTCTATAATCTTGATCATATGCTCTTGTTAAAACATACAAATCAATAATATTAGTTTTACCTGGATCTAATCTTCTATCATTCTGTGCATTATGATTGTATTGAAACTTTAATCCATCTCTACCTGCTCTAGCAAAGTATGATGTATCTAATGTTAATGTACCGCTAACGCTGTCAAAAACCTTTACAATATCTTCTTTAGAATCGTAAAAATAAAATAACTGTCCGTTGTCATAACCAGTTAAACTACTTACGTTTGCTTCTTTATCAAAAATTACAAAACTAGTAGACGGAACTTTAGTTGTTGTTGTAATGCCGTTACTAACAGTTGTTTTAAAGAATACAAATTTATCTTTATATCCTCTTGCATCAATATTAGTAGGATTTACAATTTGTACAAAACTATCCGGATCATCAATCATTCCGTCATCGTCAGAATCATAAAAATTGACTCTTACTTTATTAACTTCTTCAAATCCGTCAGCATTTAAAATACCGCCAATAATTTCCCACTGATAATCTTTTTCTAAAATTTTATCTAATACAGGGTCTTCGTTAACTTTTAATACTTTTACTTGGTCCTTAATTACTAGTCCTGTTTCGCTATCGTACTTTTTAATACCTTTATCAACAAAGAATTGAATAAGTTTTTCACTTTCAAATCTATAATCTAGGCCACGATATGTAATTGTATAAGTTTCTCCGTCTGTTTCAAATAGTACAAACCAACTCTTATCAAGTTTTGACCCTGTTGTGTCACCTTGACGTTCTAAACTAAAATCATCTTTGGTATTCAAGTTAGCGTTTACAATAATTTTCCATTGTTTGTTTGCTTGATCGTAACGTATACCAAATGTTTTGTAATTAAAAACTAAATCAACTAACTGCAATTCTAAATCACTTGGAAAGTTTGTTACAATATTAGGAATAATAACACTTGGTATTGCAAGTGAAGGAATATTCTCACTAAACACAATTGGTCCTGTACCATCATCTAAGTTTCCGGCGCCGCCATTCGAACCGTCACCGCTTACTTGAACTGTTTTTGCCCAAATATAATTTAAACTATCTTTTGTTTTTGTACTTGTTAAAGATCCGTCAGTTAAAAAGTATTTTCCAGTAGGTGGAACAAATTTAACTAAACTATCAGCACTAACAAATTTAAAATTGTTTGTAGTGAAAGTTCCAACAGTAATCGGTGATGCATTAGTTGTATTTCTAAAATAACCAGTACTGTTTGTTGACGACTCAGTTGATCTTACCCAATCAATATTAATATCACTTGTTATAATTCTAGGAAAGTTATCATAATAAAATGCTTTTGTAGGTAAACTATTAACAACAGGTTCGATAGTATTTCTAATAACACCTAAAATATCATTTCGTGTTTGAAATGTAAAGTTGAAATCACTATCATACGGATTTTTATAAAGTATTCCGTCATCTGCTATTAAGTTTACAGCACTGTATTTTCCTGTTGGATCTTGTATTTCAAATTGTCTTGAAATTCCAGAACTAACTCTGTTTACTGATTTAACTTTAACAACATTATTACTTGCTGTTAGCGGATATGAATTATAATCTTCACCAGTAATCATTCTATTTTGTGTATAAAAGTTCTGTGGTGCATTTGTTCTAATATCAGCAGTTGTTTCAGTAGCACTTGCATTTGTTAAACTTGCTTCTAAACTTAACTGTATTGTAAGAGTTTGCCCTTGACCTTTTTTATTAAAATACGGAATTTGCAAAATAATGTTTTGCATATCGTTTGGTCTGATAGTATATGTTAAGCCATTTGATGTTCTGTAATATACTCTAAATCTACCTAAAGGTAAATCGCCAAAACTTCCGTCTGCAAAATTTAAACTTATTTGATCAGCATCTCTAGTTGTAACATTATAAAGTGTTCTAATATTTTTGTTTACACTATTATAAATTACATTACTTCCGTAAATTGAATTTAATTTTGTCCATTCAGTTGTAGGTAGACCGTTTCTGTCTAGTTGCCATAACCAAACATCGGAATTATTAATTCCAGGAATATCAATGTTAACTATTTCATTTGGACTAGGATCAGAAACTGTAAACGGAGAACTTTGTAATTGTCCTTGTCTAAAATTAAAGAAAAATCCTGTGTTTGGTGAACTGTTACCACGTTTATCATTTTTATACAACATACCAAGAATTCTTCCTGGCAACGGAGTTTCCTCAACTATTGCTCCATCATCAATTCCGGCACTTACTACTTCGAACTGCATTGATCTTCCAGTAACATTTTTACTGAATGTAAACAAAGGAACATCTGTATTCTGTGTATTAATTTTATATTGCTCTACTGTTGCACCGTCAATAACTTCACTTTGATTTGGTTTTCCAATTACTGTACCACCTTGCAGAGTAGAATTTAAAACAACTTGAAATTGTTCTAACCAATTACTATTTGTGTCATCGTTCCAATTAATAAATGTGTTTTCTAAATTGTTTCCTAAACTGTCTTGTACATTTTCTGTTGTCTGAACTCCAACAACTTTTAATAATCCATTTGATGGAGTATTTCTTGTAGGATTGTATCCAACTAATCTCGCTAAACGTAATACACTATCACGCTTTTCAGCAAGTTCGATAAAATTTTCTCTGGCATTTAAATCAAATCTATATGATAAACTTTGCCCTAGGAAAGAAATCATATCGATTAATGCAAGGTATTCGCTTGATTCAATAAAATCGTTATAATCTTCAGGATAGTTTGCACGTAGATATGCAATCATAGTTCTACGCAACGTTGGGAAATCGTAAGAACTAAAATCAGCATTCGTAAATGCTTTGTAGATTTTGTCCCAATCTTGATTTGCTAAAAGTGAATTTTGTCCATCAGTGCTTGCCATAACAGTATTTATTGTCCTTATTAAGTGCGTAGTTTATTTTTTATCCCAGAGCGTTTGCTTTATCAAATGTAAATTGTAATGCCTCTGATACATCAAATTTATTATAAAATAGTACACATTGTACCTGTAATCCATAATCTCTTTCTACTATTGCTAAACTATCAATATCAACCCTCGGATCTGAATCAATAATCTGCTTTACATCATTTAAAACTGCTTCTTTTACTTGATCAGTAAACGGTTCAAATAATGCGTCCCAAATAATAGTACCAAACTCAGGATTATATATTTTTTCTCCCTTGCGGATGTTAAAATGATTAATAAGGTCTTGCTTAATTAACTCTAAATCATAAGACTGAAACGTTGTTGTTTGAGGATTAACTGTGCTAATTCCTCTATAGACGTTACTTCGTCTACTTTCGTTTCCGATAGTATTAGGATTTGGTTTTATTACAATATCAGTATACTTTGCCATAATGCTATTTACTACTTCTCTCTATCCGTTGCTTGTTTTGAAACAGCAACAATATTTAAATTCTCATGCTGATCATATGGTTCATGTGTGGGTACTCTTTTTAGTATAGATTCAAATGTGCTAGATCTATAATAGTTGTATCCTTCCCATTTGGCAGTTACTTCTTTTTCCCATAATTGTACTACACCTAGATGATCAATAAACCTACTAGCCGCTGGTGCTGACCCGTTAGCAGATATAGTTGGCTTAGGTCCAGGTCCAGGTAGATTAAGATGAACTGCTTCAGTACCGTCTACGTAAACAACTTTGTCTGTTTCAATATTAACATTAGCACCCGAAGTATCGATCGAAATATCGTTGTCTGTTGTAGATATATTAATTTGCCCATTGCCGGCGCCAGTTTTATTTGTTGGCCCTGCAAACTCGGCCCAGTAATCTGTATCACTAGGAATTTTTGCTTCTAGAGAATCAGGATCTTGTGTTCGTTTAAGTGCTTGATAAAACTTTAATTCGTTATCATCGTTAATCCAGGTTGTAGTATATCCTTTACTATACACATCAGATTCTACAAATGTTTCAGTTATTGCTGTTGAACTATTTGCTTTTATGTTTACACTAGTTCCTGCGGTTTGTCTAATACCAAGTGTAGTTGCAAGATCAAAATTACCGCTTTGTATTTTTGTATCAATTCTATTTGCAATACTTAAATTGTTTGTATTCACTTGATAATCGTTTGTATCTAATCGACTGTTTAGTGTTTTTACATCACTATTACCTTTAACCATTATCCTCTGTGAACCATTTACTATCTGTCTATGATGGTTTGATTCTTCTTGAAAATAGTTTGCCGCTTTTAAATTAATATTTCTTTTTGCTTCAACGTTAAAATCTCTATCAGCAAATAAATTAAAATCTCCTCGAGTACGCATACTAATACTATCGTCACAGAATACATCCATCTTACCTTCTGATGATAATTCAATCCAAGCAGTACCTTTTGAATTTGCTATGTAAATTAAATCATCTGTATCATGTAAAAGAATTTGATGTCCGGCTTTGGTTCTTAATCTAACTAAATTATTTTCTCCTACAGAATCACCATCATCCATTACAAATACGTGGCCGCCGGTTTGTGTTACTTTAAGTTTTGCATTTTCTGCACCAACAATTTTTTCCTTACCGGAATATCTGCCGGGTGTATTAATTCCAAACATATGTCCGACTGCATCACGTCTAACACTACTAGTTGTAAGTCCTCTAATATTGTCTGCTAACAGTCCTTGTTCTTTTAATCTATATGCAATATCAGCAACAGGGTGTTTAATTTTATCGTCACCTGTTTGTCCAACAAATGCCTTTTTATTATAATTTCCTACAGGTAATCCATCTGGACCAGGACTTAGATTATTATAAGTGTCATCATCAGTTGCAATATCTGTTTTGGCCGCATAGTCAGGTATCTGGTGATTCATTTCTGGTTCTGCTAATGACCCAATCCATACTGCTTGTTCAATATTTTTATTAATGAATATTACAAGACCTTTTGTTCCTACCTGTGGTGATGGAAACACCATACCATAACTTTGCTGAGTATCTTCATATTTTTGTGGATCGCCGCCAGCATTCTCATAATCCTTTACACTATAGAAAGGTAACATTACCCTACAAGAAATTCTGCTAGAAAGAACATCAGTTAATCCGTCTTCATTTCCCAATAGTATAACACTCAAACTACCATGTTTAGTGTAATCAGCATTGCTCATTACCTTCGCCATATACGGTCCCGGTCCTGAAGACAACTCCGCAATTTTTTCAGATTTTGCATCATTAATCTGGCCGCCTGCTTTTAGTGTTTTATTAAAGATTGCCATATTATTGTCCTATGTCCTGTCTGCCTCTAGGTACACTAGTAACTGTACCTGTTGTGACATCTGTTAAGTTATCTTTTCCTGATTCAATTGCTGTTTGAGCAAGTTCAGGTGTAAAACTTTTAGCATCAAATGTTCCTGAGGCTATTTGTTGTGCTACCTGTTGTGCTTGTGATACACTAGTAAAAACTGATCCGCCTAAAGCAGTTGGATTTAGTCCTAATGCATCTGATGGTATTTCTACTACTGCTTGTTGTGAAATTCCTCCTAATGCACCCGGTCCATGATATGCAAGATTTTTTAAATCTTCTTGTGTCAATTTAAGTTTTGGTTTCTTTTTTCCTTTATCTTGATTTTCTTCACTTGCTGGTGCTTTGGTTTCATCTGCTTGAGAAACATTTTTAGTTACTGATACTGGTCTGTTTTCAACATAATCTTGTTTTTGATTAGGACGTCTAAATGTTTCTAAATCTTGTGTAAACACACCATTATTAAAATTACTTGTTACTCGTATTAATTTGTACAATCCGCTATAAACACTTTCGTCTAACAACATAGTACTTTTACCAGATGCAATTTCTGTTGACGTTGGCAAATCTTCTGCTGTACCAAACCTAAACAAAATATCTCCTTCTCTACTAAATGTATTAACTTCGCCATATTTTGTTTCCACATTTGTAGCATCTAAGACTGCTCTGCTAGTAACACCGCTACTTAAAAGATAGACTGGATCTCCTGCTATTTTAATCTCTGATTGTATTAATGCTTTTTCTCCCGGAGTATTATATAATGCATCGTGTAAAAATTTAGCAGTATCGCTGGCATTATTTGCTGTAGGTGCTGTCGATGTAGCACTAGCAGACTTTGCCGCGGCTTTGCGGCGTTGTGCGCCGACTCTGTTAGATGCAGGATCTACAAGTATCTCTGATAATGGAGGTGGTTTAATTGCTACAGTTTCTTGTGCAACTGTTCCTTGTTCACCTTCTGCTGTTGCTTGTTTTCTATAAAATGCTGTGGCCGCGAATGCATTGTTAAAATCAAGATTAAATTCTAAAACATCTAAATTCTTTCCTGTATAGATATAGTTGTATTCTCTTACGGCTAATTCACGCATTGTATCATAGTTGTATACATCCTGTGGAATAGGTAACGAACTATAATGAACTTTAAAAGGTTGTATAATATAATGAAAATCATATACCTCAGTATTTGTATATGTATCAAACCCTCTAGCGAATGCTATTTTTTCAATCCTGTACCAATTAATATAACCTGTTTGATTATATTCATCTGATGCTTCGTCGTCAAGTTTTGTAGAATATACACTATCAAAAATAATTTTATCTATGTTAGCATCTAGTGACGTACCTTTTTTAAATTGCCAAGAACGATTCCTGCTTTCTCCATAACGCTGATATTTCTCCTCGTAAACTTTACCTTTTTGATCGCTTAATTCTTTTAACTCTGCTTTTGCCTTATCAACTTTAACTTTTGCTTTTTCAACATTTGACAATTCTGTCATATATTCTTCGCGGAGTTTATTAACTTTTTCAATTGCTGTATCAATTGCCGCGTTTTCCGGAGGAGGTGCATTACTTCTTGAGTCTACACCGTCTGTATCAACATCTTGAAAATTTTGGTATGTTAATGTTGCTCGTGTTTGACTAGGATCATCGTTTGCAACTTTTTCACCTTCTAAAATAGTGTCTAGTTGTTTCTTAGGAATTTTAAAATATTTTTCTAATTCTAATTCTATAGAACGTCTTTTGGCGGCCGCCTTCAGACTAACATCACTCATGTTTTTTATTAGTTCATTTACTTCTGTTCTCTTTGCTTCAATTTTTTTGTCTGCTTCCACAACCTTGTCTTGCAATTTAGGTACATGAAAAAATCCAGTGTATGTTTGTTTCTCGCTAGATTGCATCCTTGAATTTGCAATATCGCTTGAGTTGATCAATGTTTTTTCATATTCAGGATAATCTTTTTTATTAACTCCTTCTTCCATTTCAGGTTGTAAGAAAGGAGTAGCAAAGCCTTTCCATGCTTCAAACTGATCGTTTGTTACATTATTAAGCAAAGCGTCAAACATTATAATTTTGCTTTTTCCTGGTGGAGTGCCAACATTACGATTTACCATTGGTCCCATGTCAGGGTCAGACGACATTTGTGTGTTATCGCCTATATCTAAACTGTAACTTTCTGGAAACCAAATCATATATTTGTGAGGTTGAAACGGAAAAACTGCGGCTTTGCCAAACTTAGCCGTTGCCGTTTTGTTTTCTTCAGTAACTGGATTCTCTTTAACTGTTTCTTTGTTTTTTTCTTTTAACTGATCTTGTAATGATTGTTGTACAGTATTCATCTCAACAAACAAATGGGTTAGTATGCTCGAAACTGATGGATTACTTTGCGTTGGTCCATCTAAGTTTTCAGGTAATACTGCATTAAAGGTTTTGCTAACTTCATGATTAACTGCAAAAAATTCAACGTTGTATGTTGATCCTGCTTCATTTACACTCATTCTTGAATTAACAAATCTAATAGGAAAATGTCTTGTTGCTTTTGGTACCCGTTCAGTTTTTAATTTATCTTTTTCAAATTTATGTCCTATAAATTCTAAAGATAATAAAAACGGAGCCTCTAAATAATGCTGGTGTCCAGCAAATTTTGATCCATTGAACAATTCTTCGTAGAACCCGCCGACACTATAAGGTTCAGTAACAGTAAATCTTCCAGTTACTAAATTACTAGTTCCTTGTATTCCTAGGTCCATTACATTTTCTAGTTGTACGTTATCAATAAAAAGATCTTTTCCTTTTTGTGATCCTGTTTTAAAATTACCCGGAGTACTCGGAGCACCGTCAATATCCTTGCCTGAGCCACCAAATGCATCTAACGAATTATCTCTAGCATAACCGCCTGATCGTAATACGATATAACTGTTTGAAGATTCAGAAGACGACTGAAATGCTGAATGATATTTTGAAGCCTTTAATTGATCATTAGTTATTGCTCTTAATGTAAAAATATAATTGAAACTATTATAAGAATGAAGTACGTTAGGATTTCTTCCATTATAGAATTTTTCTATATTATCGGCTTGTGATGCTAAAGATTGTTCTTTAGCAGATGGTGCACTTACTTGTTTTTCGCCGGTGATATTACTATCATCTTTGTTTGCAAATTTTACTGCTTCGGGATTTTCTTTGACATCTTTTTGACGATCTCTATAGGCATCCATAGTTAGGCCCCAACTACACGTCTAATGGTTTCGATATTTGGAATTTTAATCTCAACTCCTGCAACAAAATCAAATATAGGATCTTCTAGTTCGTTTGGATTTCTACTTTTAAATACCCACCAAAGATTTGGATCTTCATACAAATCACTTGCTAGTAAATCTGGTCTATAATTGTATTGTGGTTTTATTAAGTAAGGTACATCACTTACAATTTCTGGTATTTTTCTATAGTCTAAAATATCTAGACCATTTTCAGTTAACTGTGTTGTACCATATAAACTTGAACTTTTATACATTATATCATTCCTTGGAATCTCATATCACCTTTAGCGTAACCTTCCAAAGAAAACGATGCTTGATCCCTTCTTGAAAACGCTGGTAAACATTCAACTGTAAACTCTGCTCTTGTAGGTACTGTAGTTTTAGCACCTTCAGTGGTCGCAACATCAATATAGTCAACATCTTCATTGAGTGTATAGAAGAAGTTTCCAACTACTACTGGCATATCATTAAAATTATATTCACCGTATCCTGATAGTCTTACTACCGGTGGAGGTGCACCTACATTTTGACCGCTACCAAAATGCATCTTAGTAATTGTTCTTAATGCATGTATGCTACCTAAAAGCATTTTTGCTTCACCAACATTTTGACATGTAAATGTTCCTACAATACTTAATGCATCCAGTTGTGAGTTGCGGTATGCTTGAAACTGATAATTACTATGTGTAGGATGAATAGGTTCGTAATTGGCTCTAGTGGTTACAACTATTTGAGGTGTGTAAGGAAACACAACTCCACCAAGACTGCTTAATGCACTTGCTGGTCCTTGTAAGTATTCTGGAGAAATTTTGATTTTAACTCGACTATCTATTAGTGCTAAATGCGTTGACGGTGGAGACTGGTATTGTGCACCACCGCCTGGTGCTAAATCAAGTCCCAAGCGTTCTAAATTCTTTTGGCCAATAATTTTTCCTAACCCTCTTACAGCACCCGGATTTTGGCCGATGCCAGTAGCCTGTGCGGCTCCTTTAGCAAACCTTTCTCCGAAACTTCCTATTTTATCTACGAAACTGTTTGGATTAGTACTCATATATTTTGGCTCCTTTTGTTAACAATATTTATTGCTTTTTTTAACTACGTAGTTTATAATACTTATATTAATCGGAGATTCATATGAAAAGAACGAAATACTTAACAAATAAGGATCTATTAGCGGAAATTCACAAAAGTAAGGCAACTTACTGTAGTTTTGTAGACGACGAAGATGCACAGTATGATATTATACTGCCAAGTTTAGAAAAAGTTAATAGATTAAGCATAGCACAAGCAAAACGCAATCAAGCAGATCGAATAGGTAAAAGACTATACGAAGAAGCAAAGGCGGCCAAGAAAAAAGTTAAACAAGCCGAAGTACTGCCTGATTGGAAAAAAATTGAAAAAACAAACTTAATCTTTAGGATTATGACGTTTGATCATGTTCCGTTAGAGCCAGGACGTAAACGAAAAACAAAAACTGTGGCTGACGAACATACAAAGGTAAATTTTCCACCTTTCCAGCATTGGAAATTTAATGATAAAGATGAATTAATTTGTGTAGGAAAAAGCCACTGGGAAGGTGGTATTCATAACGGGCATTTTAACAAAGGTCATGGACGTATGACTGAGGACTTAGGACGCATGTTTTTAAAACTTGCTGACAGATATGGTACACGTTCAAACTGGCGTGGATATACTTACAATGACGAGATGAGAGCACAGGCTGTTTTACAACTTTCGCAAATTGGTTTACAGTTTGACGAGTCAAAAAGTTTAAATCCGTTTGCTTATTACACTGCGGCTGTTACAAATTCATTTACAAGAGTTTTAAACATTGAAAAGAAAAATCAAAACATTCGAGATGATATCTTGCAAGACAACGGATTAAATCCTTCGTTTACTAGACAGAATCAAGAAGTGTTCAAAGAAGACAAAGAAAAATTGGCAGAATTTTACAAGAACATGATACGCCCAAAGGCAGACTATTAGGTTGACAACAACAACTGTTTCACGTATACTAGTAAAGAACTATAATAGGAAAAGGCATGACAGAACAACTGTTTAAAAAAGCGGCTGTATTTACAGACATTCATTTTGGTTTAAAATCAAATAGTAAAATTCACAATGACGACTGTGAAAGATTTGTTGATTGGTATATCAGTGAAGCAAAATCACAAAATTGTGACGTAGGTATTTTTAGCGGAGATTGGCACCATAACAGAAGTGCCTTAAATCTTACGACTATGGATACTAGTCTAAGGTGTCTAGAAAAATTAGGTAAAGCATTTAAAGAATTTTATTTCTTTCCAGGCAACCATGATTTATATTACAAAGACAAACGAGATATTCATAGTGTGGTTTTTGGAAAACACGTACCCGGAGTAACAGTAGTTACAGAACCCGAAGTAGTAGGAAATGTTGCATTGGTTCCGTGGCTAGTAGGCGAAGAATGGAAAAAAGTTGTTAAAATGAAATGCAAATATATGTTTGGTCATTTTGAACTTCCTCATTTTAAAATGAATGCTATGGTTGAAATGCCTGACACAGGAGAAGTTAAAGCCGCAGACTTTAAAAGTCAAGAATTAGTTTTTAGTGGTCATTTCCATAAACGTCAAGTGCAAAATAATATACATTATATCGGCAATGCCTTTCCGCACAATTATGCCGATGCATGGGACGACGAACGAGGAATGATGATACTAGAGTGGGGTGGTCAACCACAATACGTTGATTGGAAAGATTGCCCTAAGTATCGAACAGTTAAATTATCACAACTATTAGATAACACAGAAAATATTCTTACACCTAGTAACTTGTATCTACGTGTAACATTGGATATCGATATCTCGTACGAAGAGGCTAACTTTATTAAAGAAAACTTTTCTGCACAATATGATGTTAGAGAAATTAGTTTACTACCTAATACAGAAGAAAACGACGAAGCACTAACACTTGAAAGAGGAGAAATAGAGTTTGAAAGTGTTGATCAAATTGTAACTGATCAGATTACAAAGATTCAAAGCGAACAATACAGACCAAATACACTTTTAGATATCTATAGGAATTTATAATGTTTAAAATTAAGACTTTAACAGTTAAAAACTTTATGAGTGTTGGAAATACAACACAAGCAGTAGGTTTTGATAAAAACTTTCTAACACTAGTCCTTGGCGAAAACATGGACCTAGGTGGTGATGATGCAGGATCACGTAACGGTACAGGTAAAACTACAATTATTAATGCGTTAAGTTATGCATTATACGGTGAAGCACTTACTAAAATACGTAAAGAAAATTTAATTAACAAAACTAACGGTAAGGATATGTTAGTTACTGTTGAATTTGAAAAAGAAGGTCGTTCATATAGAATTGAACGTGGAAGAAAAAAGAATGTATTAAAATTTTATATTAATGACGTAGATTCAACTGCTGACGACATTGACGAATCGCAAGGCGATAGTCGTAAAACACAGCAAGATATAGAACGTCTTTTGAACATGAGTCACGGCATGTTCAAACACCTGGTGGCACTTAATACTTACACAGAGCCTTTCCTATCTCTCAGTAATAACGCCCAACGCGAAATTATTGAACAGTTATTAGGTATCACCATTCTATCTGAGAAGGCAGAACATCTCAAGGAGCAACAAAAAGGTATTCGTGACAGTATTACTGAAGAAGATGCTCGTATTAATGGTATCGAAAGTGCAAACAAGGCTGTGCAAGAATCTATTAATGCCCTTGAAATTAAAAGCAAGGCTTGGGACGCCTCTCAGGCAGAAGAAATTTCGCGATTAAGCAAAGCAATTATGCAACTCATTCAAGTTGATATTGATGCTGAGATAGAATCATTTAATAAGTTAAGTGATTGGGAAACAAAAAATACAGAACTTACAAATTTAACAAAAGAAAAAGCAAGTTTAGAAGCATCATTACAACGTGCTGATCGACAACACAAAAAATATGAACAAGAACTAAAAGATATTCAAAGTAAAAAGTGTTTTACATGTGGACAAGATCTACATGATGGTTCACATGAACAATTATTAAAAGAAAAAGAAAATGATGTTAGTGAAAGTCAAACATATATTGACGGAGTTACACTACAACTTAATGACTGCAATACAAAAATTGAAGATATAGGAGAAATAGATAGCAGGCCTAAAACATTTTACGAAACTGCCGAAGAAGCATTTAATCATAGAAATAATCTTGCTACCCTCGAAGACAGAAAAAAAGAAAAAGATGAAGATGTAAATCCTTACACAGAGCAGATGGAAGAACTTAGAAAGACAGCAATAAAAGATGTGTCTTGGGATCATATGAACGAACTACAGAATATAAAAGCACATATGGATTTCTTGTATAAACTACTTACAAGCAAAGATTCCTTTATACGTAAACGTATTATTGATCAAAACTTGGCTGTGCTAAACAAACGTCTAGCATATTACTTAGAAAAAACAGGATTGCCACATCAAGTTAAGTTTTTAAATGATTTAACAGTAGAAATTACAGAACTAGGACGTGACTTAGACTTTGATAACCTTAGTAGAGGTGAACGAAATAGACTTATTTTATCTATGAGTTGGAGTTTCCGTGATGTGTGGGAAAGTTTATACCAAAGCATTAACCTATTGTTTATTGATGAGTTGATTGATAGCGGAATGGATACTGCTGGTGTTGAAAGTTCGATTGGTATTCTTAAAAAGATGGCACGTGAAAGAAACAAAAACATCTATCTAATATCGCACAAGGAAGAATTAAGTGCAAGAGTTAACAACATACTAAAAGTAATAAAAGAAAACGGTTTTACAAGTTATGAAAATGACACAGAGGTAGTCAATGGCTGATAAACCTACAACACACGAAGTGTTGATCCAAGCAATTATGGATTATTATAACACAAATGAACGTTGGGAGGCTAAAGGCTTTGACGAAAACGGAAGAAAACTGCGTTCTATTCTAAGTGATATTAGAAAATTATGCACACAAAGGCGTTATGAAATACAAGACAGGCGTAAAAACTTAAAGGCAAAGAAGAAGGCAATTCAGAATCAAGACACTCAAGATTAGGCACAGGTAAGTATCTGCATGGAGTGGACTTATCAAGGCAAAAAAGTACAAAATCTTCCAGAAGACTGTGAAGGATTTGTATACCTTATTACTAACACTACCAACAATCGCAAATATATAGGCAAAAAACTCGCAAAATTTAAAAAAACACGCCCACCACTCAAAGGCAAGAAAAATAAACGCAGAAGTAAAGTAGAATCAGATTGGAAGGACTATTGGGGTTCCTCGGATCATTTGAATGCGGATGTGCAACAACTAGGCGCGGAAAATTTCACAAGAGAAATACTTTATTATTGCAACAGCAGAGGCTTAATGAGTTACTTAGAGGCTAGAGAACAATTTGAACGCCGTGTGTTAGAGACGGATGAGTATTACAATGGAATTATTAATGTTAGAGTTGGCAGTTCAAAGATTCTCAAAGAAGCACTTCAAAATTTAAAGGCAATATAACAGTACACAAGGTTGGCGGGCCAGTTTATAATACCGCTGAGAAAAAGGTGATGTGATAATCACACTCGTACACGTTGATCGACCACCACTGTGAGGTAAGCCATCAAAAGAATTGGGCCACTGGTTAACGTAGATTGAATACTGTCAGTCGAAAACACTGTGTTTGAAAAAACTCCACGCAACGGAACGAGGCGGGAGGTAGCGTAAGAGGCCGCGAAGCGGCTTGCGGTAGCAAAGCGATTTGTAAAACAGAATTTTACGTGATGTCGACGTAGGTAGGGGAAAGGTTAGAGCCCCACAAACAGGTGTATAAACAAACAACCTACTTCCAAGTCTTGGCTGTGACGAACTCACATGATGTTCAAGATTAGATGGAACCATTTAGTAGGTTCCGTCTGACTGAAACAATCTACATGATGCTAAATTGCTATCGCAATTATCTTTTCATATAAAGAAATAAATGTGTTTGAGCGAAAGCGATAACACAGATGAACGTAGTTCATCTACTAACACACTTTATAATAAGTTATTACCTGATTTTTTTGATAGTTCGATGTTTTGTTTGATTAGATCGTGACAAACTTTGCGTTGACTAGGACTAAGGTTATATGATTCGTCTACGGACACACCGCCACGCATATACCATGTAAGTTCGATTATATCTTTTTCGATTGCTTCGTATTCTTTTTCGTAACGTTTTAGTAAAGCGGTAATTTCGTCAGGCGATTGACATTGTCTTACTTCAAAGCGAAAAAACTTGATTGATTAAACACTAGAGGAAGTTCAAAACTTTCCGGTGCTCCCTGTTCTTGCATCGCGGCTGGCACCGCAACATTTGTTTTTGGTAATTCAAATAGTTTTCGACGTTCTGTTAATGCTGATCTAACAATCTCAAAATCTTTTACAGGTAAACTATTTAAAAACTCTTTAATTGCAATATTATTGTACTCAATGTTTCCGTCTGGCAATTCGATTGCTTTGATTTGATTAGTAACTAGATCAATGTTTGTTTCACTGATAGCATCAAACACCTTAGACATTTCTTGTTTGCGTTCTTCTAGAGGTTTAGTATTATCACGCATCATAGCAATAAATTGATTTGTTTCAAAGTTTTGTTGTTCGTATAAGTTTTGGTCTTTGAATTTTAACGGAGCACTGTGCAATTTTAAATCATTAAACTTGATAATTGGATCCCATACTTTTCCTCTAAAACTGTCAAGAATGTTAACCAAATCAATTTCGACATCTAGTTCTTCATCTTCAACGTTTGGAACTTTAACTGTCATTTTCATTTTTTCGCCATATGTTGCAATACGAATAGCAACTAACACAGCATCTAAATCAATTAATGGAATTTCCCATGGGTCGTCAATCATTGGAATACAGTTTTTAACACAGGCATATATACTCTCACCATTCATAAGTGCGTCTGGTGTACGCATTATTAGTTCGTCTT